TTACCGATTCTGTTCTGAATTTTTTAGAATAAGCGCTTTAGGCTTGAAAAAGAAAGAAACGAGCTTTATTTCCTTTACGCCAAGGGCAATCACCACACATAAAACAATTGTTACTATCATCTGAAGAGCTTGTGCATAGAATGGATCAATCACTGTAATGACATCTTTTATCACAGTATACACAGGGATATGTAAAACAAGTATATATAAACTATTCTGCGCGCACAGCGACAATACCTTCGATATAACAGTATTATTCAACGTGCTTGCCAGAGAGATGATAAACAACACGCCACTCACTGAAGCCGCATAGGTTGCGAAAAAATTATTGTACTGTTTGGCAGCTAAATCAAGGTGTAAATATTCGTTAGGAAGCATAAGACGCATCGCAATAAAAAATGAGCCAAACAATAAAATATTTTTTTTATTTTCAATATCAAAATTGATGTGCTTTATCGCCATACCTGTGAGCAAATAGGTTACTGCGTACAAAGAAATGTTCATATGAAAAGGAAGGCGGAAACCCAGATAGCTATCGTTATAGTTAAAAACAACAAGCGCTAGCCAGCACAATAGTACGACAGACAACCGTTTTGCTTTTAAACTTGATATAATTATTTTGCAAAACAGATACGAAACGGGAAGATTAACAATAAACCAAGCTGGATAGAATGTCACAGAACCGTTACCAAGACCATAAGAATATCCCAGTAACAGATCATAGATCTCTTGAAATGTTGTACTATGGCCAGCCACTAGCAGCACGAACATCATGCAAAACACCAGTGAAAGATAAGGTTTAAATATGCCATCGATTTTTTTAACAATAAAACCGGGGCGGCTAATTGAATTATACATTAAATATCCTGATATAATGTAAAACCCCGGCATTTTGAAAAGCAAAAACCAGTCATGATTTATATTTGCTACAAAGACGTCGTTAACCAACGCAATATGCGATAATGTCATCAAGATAATAAACAAGCCCTTAGACGTATCTAGACTATGCAAGCGCGAACTCATCAACAACTTCCTCACATTAGAGTTTATGGTTAAAAAAAGCCTCAAAAAACATAAAAAATCCTCATAAAAACGTTCTATTTATTGTTATAAAAAATTTTCTATTTTTTGGATTACTCCATTCAAGCCTCAAAGCGCATGTACCCTCTAAAAAGGAGTGACATCAACTATTTCTACAAATGGGAAGCATTCTTATTGTGAGGGTGGGCTGTGAAAATCACGTTGTTAATAAATAAGAAAAGGATAGTCACCCCTCTCTTACCCCTAACCTTCACAAAAAAATAATTCACTCAAAAAGTGATTGGGTGGATTTTGAAACAACGAACATAAATGTTCTCTATGAACATATTCACCCATAATAATCCTTGTTAAATTAACTGTCAACGCTGTCAATAGGGTTTCATCTGAAACATTACTCATTCTCAGTTGGCATTGGCTTGGCGATCGGTTGGCACAGACGTGCTTCTACCCTTATCTTCATTAAATCGCTCTAAAAGTCACTCATAGCATTGCTGGCAAAGCTCATTTTGCGTTATCTGTATAAGATAAGTACTATCCACCGGTTCGCCTACTCAAGCGACCAGTGATGGTGTCGTACTTCAACGCCTTAATAAAATCAGTAATCATTACTGTAAATCCTCTTCTCGGAGCCGGTTTGACTGCTTCGGTGAACGCAGCGTCAATATCTGAATATCTAGCCACTCTATGCCCCTCCCTGTTAAAAACTGTATATATGAACAGTGGCTTCATAGAGAGGCGAGATCAAGACGGGGCGGCCTATTAATTTTCGTCAGGCTCGTGCGCAGTGTAGTCCGTTTCAGGGTTATACCCGAGGGTTTGCAGAAACGCTTCCATATTGCGCTGGTTTTTATCCAGGGCGGTTACTGCCTGATCCAGCTCGACTGCTGTTTGCAGCACCAGGCCGTTGACCGCAGCGTAGTCAACGGTGTAGCTGCGCTTGGTGTCATCACGCGCACGTTTAAGGCGGGTAACCACGCGCGTTTCGGTGACAGTGATCGGTTCTCCATTCTCGTCGAGCGCCTCAACCTCGTACGGCTCCTCGACAGACTCATACTGGTCATAATCATCAAATACAGATCCGATAGCCTCAGGAAGGACCTGCATTAACTCCTGGGCAATGACACCCGCAGACGGCATCCCTGTGTCTTTGAGGATATAAGTCACACCACGCAACCGCCTGATTTTGTCCCGGGCATCATTTATCGTTGCGATATAATCTTTTTTATCGGCGTCGGACGTCTGGGTCAGCGATACGCAACTGATATTGCCCTGAGTAGTGAAGTTGCCGTTGTTCCGCATTGCGAAATATTTCTCGGTCCCTGTTACTGTTGCCTGCGTTGTAACAAAAACCAAATCACCGTAGTTCTCGCAGAAGGCATAAGCCATCTTTTTTAAGGTGGATGGGTAGATAAAATTCCAGTCGCCGTAGCTACTCGCCTGAGTGACTATTGAAACACCTCCGGTAATAGAGGTTGGAGATGAAATAGTCCCGCCAGTTTTACTATCTACAGAGTTAAGCTGTTTGTCGCTGATACCCAGATTACTGCGGGCACCAGCAGCCGTTGTCGACCCGGTACCCCCCTGTGCAACAGGCACCCCGCCAGATGCGTCTTTTTGGGCGAGAGACTTTTGCGCGGGCACGGTAACAGCCACACCGTTAATGGTAATAGTTACATTGCCCGTGCCGGTCATGACGTCAGCGAATCCGCCCATGTAGCGCTGATACATGCCGAACGTCTCAGCAATATCCAGAGCCAGGCCGTCAACGCTGAGCGAATCGCTGAGCAAAATCGAATAACGCGTGCCTGCCGGGATCGCAGGGTTAACAGCGGGCGACACTGCCAGCTGCGTGGCGCTGGTAACGCCGGTGATCTGGAATGCCTGCGGCGGGCTGGTCAACACGATTACAGTACAACCGTTGCGGATCAGTGTGCCCGCTGCGGTGAAATTGGTGCCGGTACCAGTGAGTGTGTTGCCGCTGCCGGCGATCGTGCCAGTGGTGTAAATCATGTTGTCTCCGGACAATAAAAAACCCGCACGCGGCGGGTTCTGTGTGGAATATGAGTTTTATCTGCCTGGCTAAACCAGCCCGAGCGCATAGGGGTAATACTGATCGTAGATACTGCAGTCGATAAGGCCCACCCTGCCGCTGATAGCCCACGGCTTAAACGCAGATGCTTCACTGGAAGAAATAATCCGGCTGGAATAGACCACCGCCGAGGAAGCTTTCCAGGTGCCATTAGAAATACCCGCGCTGGAACAGTTCATGTTCAGGTAGCCGCCGTATTGTGGGTTCGATGGATCCTGTGGAATATAAATCCCGGATGTGATGCCAGGAGTAACCGCCATTGGGGCTGCCGACGTTGCATCCCCCGCCAAAAGCCGCATGTTCAACGGCAGACAATTACTGTGCCATACCATAGCGCCGTCCCGGTAAACGAAAAATCCCCAGTCAGGAATGTTCACCAGGTAGTTAGAGAATATGTACAGGCGGCAACCCGTTTGCGTCATACCGCCCGTCTGTACGAACGAGAATCCGTAATTGCCTCCGGCATTGTATTGCTGGTAAAAGGACGTCAGCATCCGCGCATCGCCGTCGCGCGCACGGATAAACGTCACGATTTTCTGACCCAACGGGACTGATGAGGCAATGTTCTGGCTACCCGGCGGAACATCAATCACGCTGACCAGGCAAAACGGGGTGAAGTCAGGCGCAAGTTTAATTGTCCTGTTGCCGTTGCCGTCGTAGGAGTAGAGAGAGAATCCGTAATAATCCGACTCCCGCCCCGTATTGGGCGAGGCGAACACTACCAGCCGGATCGGCGTCGCCACGTTCCATGAGACGATATTTCCGGAAACAGTTACCTGATACGGGTTAGTAGTCGGCATCACCTGGATAACCGACTCGATAAGAACTGATGCCTGGTAGGTACATCCGGCCGGGTAGGATTTGCTACCCGAACCGGAGATGTCCAGCACATCCATTACGTAGTTAACCGCCATCGAGTTGATAGCGTCAAACGAGGTTCCCTGGATAAATGTCTGCATTACAACCTCTGCCCCATAACTGCTGCCGGGCGTCCGTACTGGTCATACGAAACGAGCCGGTTATTGGTCATAACCATCATGCCCTGACCTGCAACCCCGCCGTTTATCTCGATGGTCCCGTTTTTATCTATCCTCCATCCCAGCGTGCCGACAACATAGTTCGATGACTGGATGTATGCGCCGATCTTGGCGTTGGTTATCGTACCGTCCTGGATGAACGAATCCCGGATGAACGTCTGTCCGTTCTGGATGACAAACGGCAACGTTACCTCTCCACCGGCCTGGGTCATTACGGCAAACCGATCTGCAAGGAAAATAACCTGCGACTGCATGCCTGAAGGTGAGTTCTGAACGCCGATCCCCATGCCAGCGGCGTAGAGCTGCCCGTTACTGGCAACACCGACTTTGATGTTGTACATCGCGTTGATGTTGCCACTGAGGTCAGCAGTAGCCTGGGCGTTCTGCGTGATAGCCGCCGTCTGCCCGTTCAGGGTCACCGTCATCGAGTTGATTTTCTGCGCCGAGACTGATGAGAAATCAGCCAGCGTTCTGGCCAGGTCGGTGACGTTAGACGTTCCGCCACCGGCGCTGGAGTCCAGCGTTTTCAACGACTCACTGACGGCTCGGCTGGCATCGGCCATCACGTTGTCAACGCGCGTAATCCCGGCTTTATTATCACCGTACTGCACGCTCAGGCGCTGCTGCAGGTTGACGTTCGCCAGGGTGCTCTGAATCAGGGCGATCGCCGTGTTCTGTACGCCGCCGCTGGCAGTGGCTGTTTTGCCGGTGATCTCCTCGAAACGTGCGGCAGTAGAACTGTCCAGCGTCGTGACCACCTGATCGAGCTCGGTGATCGCCGCGGTATTCTGTGCGGACTCCCCCGCTGCCGCATCGGCTTTCTCAGAAGCGGTTTTAGTTGCCGCCGTCAGCTGGCTGACCGCTGTGGCCCGCGCTTCCGTTTCACTGGCCAGCGCCTGGCGCACTTCGGTAATTCCCGCTGCGTTTTCCGCCGTCGATGCATCCAGCCGGGTGACGTCTGTTACCCGCGACTCCGTCTCGGTGGCGATCACCTCGCGCAGTTGTTCAAACTGCGCGGTGTTTGCCCCCTGCTGGGCAGACTGGCGGAACACAACTTCGGAGATAGCCAGCGCATTCTGGATAACGCCTTCGGCGGTCTCCCTGGTTGCGCCTACGGCCGCCGCCAGCTGGTCGGCATTTTCGGCTATCGTGGCGGCCATATCCGCAACGGTCTGGCTCGTCTCGACGGCGTTCTCAATCAGGTCTTTGAACAGGTCCGTCTCTTTGATCTGCTCCAGGATGGCGTCGGTGATATCGCTAAAATCGTCGGTTGGTTTACCGGATGCCTCAACAAAATCAGACACGCCAAAGGCGTTACGGGTGCGGACGTAGACATAATAGGTATGGTCGAACTTCAGCTGCTGGATGGTCCACTGATACCCACGGCCCAGAAATTGCGTGCTGTTTTCAATATCAACAGTCGGCGGTACCGGCGTTTCACCGGCGTACCAGAACTCGAAGGAGGTGTCTGTAGTGGCGGTGACCGACATAACCGGTACCAGCGTCGCCTGCAGCGGACCCGGGATCCACTGAACCGAGTTAGGCGGACGCGGCGCACCGATAATCAGGCTGACCTGCGTCTCAGCACCTTTCATCCCGTTCTCGTTGCGCCCACGCACACCCAGCGTATAGCTCCCGGCGTTCAGACCGTAGAACTCATAGCGAAACTGGTCGGTTTCGTACTGCACTACGACCGCGCCAGCCTCGTTATAAACGCAGAGCTCAAACACCAGCTTTTTAGTGGTGGTGGCCGTTTCCCACGTGGCAGTAACCTGCACGGTCTCGCTGTTGGTATTCAGGATGCGCAGGTTTTCAATGTTCGGGACCCGGTACCCGTTCAGGGTGTCATTCGGGATATCAAACACTGCGCCATCATCAACAATAGCCTGCTTGTTCGGGTCATGCTGACCCGCAGTGATACTGTAAACGGAGTTATTTTCCGTCTCGGCGATACTCAGAATGCGGAATAGCCGGACCGACACCTCGCTGGTGGAGATCGCAAAAACGGTGCCGTCACGTACCCAGGCGGGCGCATTGCGCAGGGTAATGTTGCGGCCCGCAGCGCTGGCGATCTCATGCCTGCCCATCTTCCCGGTGCGATCCATAATCGACATGCTGTCGCCCGGCGATACCAGCTCAGAAACGTCAGCATCAACAGAGATTACTTTCCCTGAATGGGCCATGATGCGCCCACCCAGGCGCGTCCCGGCATAGTTGTTGTCCATGATCTCAACAATATCGCCGGGTGTGAACCCAATGGCATCGCGCGCCATCTGGAATGTTAAGCGGCTGCTCTCCCGCTTTGCCGTTTCCAGCAGCCATTTCCCGGCGCGCCATGCCTGCCCGCGGGATGTACAGCCAAACGCCTCCAGCGTGGTCTCGTTATATATGCCCCGGGCGATCTCGTCATCGTCAGAAACGTACTCCTTCACCTGTTCCCAGCCGTTATCCGGATCAGTCCAGGAAACCACCACGGCATTGTATTTTTCGGCGCGCTTAACAGAGCTACGGGAAAACTTGCCGTCAACCACACGGGCGTTTGTGATGGTGGCGATCGGATCCTGCGGCGCGTCCAGCATGACCGTCAGGCGCATACCATCCCACAGCGCAATGCCCCGGAACATGCCTGCGATTTTATCCAGCAGCTCGCGCGCGCTGATTTGTTCGGTTACATAGGCGTTAAGCATCAGGCGCGGTTCGAGCCCGCCGTAGCCGTCATTTACCAGCTGGTCGCAATACTGCGACAGAACGTACAACATGCCGTCATCAACATCGATATAACCGGCACGCCGGGCCAGGCCAAACCGCTCGTTTTTCACCAGCTCGCGAAAAAGCCAGGCGGGGTTATTGGTCCATGCCTTTTTGAAGCCGCCCAGCCACAGCCCGGAATAGGTGCGGGTTACCGGATCGTAATTATCCGGCACATCGACAATCAGCCCGCGCAGATGATAGGTACGGTTCGGTGTGTCAGTGTACTGGTCACGGTCGATTACGGCCCCGACCATAGCCGAGAACGGGTACGACAGGTTGTCGTCAGTGATTTCGGTGTAGCTGTTCCAGATGGTGCCGTTCACCAGCAGGTCACTGACGCTGTCCGGGGTAATGCGGCGGACACGGATATCGAACGGTTTGATATCCGGGGCATCGATGGTGTGCGCCTCCAGATATTCCCCGGAGATCTTGCCGGTGATATTTACCGTCTTCTGAATTTCCCACGCGCCGTTAGCCGTGCGGGTTTCAATCACCAGGGTAACAGTGCTGTTTTGCTGATTGCCCTTGGTGTCCTGCTGCACCAGCCCGGTGACGCCAATATTCAGGCGCACGCGGGTCACGTCTGAGTCGCTGACGGTACGTACCAGCGGCGTATCAAAGGTTACATCCGCATTAACGATGGTTGATGCCTGGACTGCAGCGAAGCCATTAATCGGGCTCTGAAACTCTGAGCCCGGCCGCCAGGCAACGCTGATACCGGGAATGCTGATATTACCGCGGGCATCGGTAACCGGCGTCTTGTTTAGCATAAATGAGGACAGGTGCTCCTGATCCACCGGCCCGTAAATTGGCCCCTCGGTGATGAGGTCCAGCACCTGGTAAAACTGTTTGGATTTGAGGTTATCGTCGAGGAGTTTGGGGGTTTTTGATTTGCCGCCGCCAGAAGACATATGTTCACCTTAACTGATAGAAATATCCCAGTCCTGGTTATTCGACGTGTCGATGCCGAGGGATACCACGTTGGGAGCCACCACCATTTCACCCAGCAGAATCGGGACCGGATGACCCTGGCCGACACGGCTCTCGGTGCTGGTGAATGAGTTGTTGGTGATGGTGTTGTTTTCCGCTGCCTCGGCTGAGGTTTTGGTTTTCATGTTGCGGGACATGTACAGCGAGTAAGCAACCGAAGCGACCGACATCGTGATGGCCACGATGGCAACAATGGTGCCGGTTTCCAGCCCTGCCCCCTCCACAACCGGCACAAACGTTATGGTGGCTCCGCTGCCCAGCTGGCGGTCCATGTGTAAGCGCGCGTTATCATCGTCCAGCTCATCGCCATCAATGCGGATCTGCACAGGCGTCGCCAGAAAAGCCTTTTTGAAGGCGCGATCCTGCGCCAGCAGAAGGCGCAGCCCCTGCGCAGGTGTATCGACGGCTAATTCGATTTCGCTGAAATATCGGCGTAAATGCCCGCTAAATTTAAATCGGAGCATCTTTCGTGCCTCCAGATAGAATGGGTTTGCCTCATAAAGGCCAGACGATAATCCTCGCGCCTGCTGAGGTGTCCGGCGCAGTCGTGATGAAGCACCTTGCCGCTTTCAAGCAGGATCATCGCGTGGCAGGGGTCAGCGCCCGGGAATGGCTGGCGGATGATCACATCGCCGGGCTGTGCATCGCTGGCAGGGACCGGGTGAAAGCCATTGGCTGCCATATTTTTGATGTAGAGGTTTTCACCACGCAGCCACCAGCCATCTGTCCGCTCAACGTCCGGCAGATCCACACCAGCCAGGTGATAGGCATCGCGAAACAGCGTGTAGCAGTCTGTGACGCCATGCTGAAACCGGCGGCCCAGCAGATGTGGTACCGGGCGGAACTTACGCAGCGCACCGTTGCACGCCAGCCACCAGGGCAGACCTGTTACAACCTGCGCCCGGCGGTCAGCGCCGGACAGTACCGGGGAGTTCATCGGGTGTGAGTGAAATATGGCGGTCACCTCGCCCTCTCGCTCCGCCGCCAGCCAGTCACCGTCGCTGATCCGGAAATGGCTCTCCGGACTGGGGTGAATGTTGCGACAGGGGTAAAGCCGGGTGCCATCGATGATCAGGCCGCACACCTCATCCTGCGACGAGGCCGCATAATCGAGTAATTCCTGCATCAGGACACCTTCTGGGAGCCGGGGAAGCCGCTGATTGGCATCGGCTCGGGACGAGGGTAACGAAAGCGGCAGCCGGAGCGGCGGTGTGAGCATTTATCTTTTGCCGGGTCGGTGGTCGGGTTATCACGTTCATCTGCCACCGGCGGACCGTCATAGTTACACCCGGTGCCGCGGTACTGCCACTGGCACACGTCGGCCAGAATGGTGCGCGCCGGGATGATGGCGTTATCGCAGTCCACGGGCGTTGCCAGCTCATACGTCACCTGCTCGAACGTCTCTTCGGTCATTCCCTCCACGACGTAGCGCGAGACCGCTTCCATTGTCGGGTTTGCGTCCGGGTTGCCGTTCGGGAAGTTCACCGCATCCAGGTATTTAACCGGCACCTGCCGGCGGGTGACCACCACGCCGTAGAGATCATTAAAATCGTGGTTAATGCCGTAAATAAGTCCGGAAATATTCGCGACCGCCATTGTGGGCCGGGCGTAGACGCCCTCGTTTTTAAACTCAAAGCCCTCTACAGCGATCGGGTACGCCGGGTAAGCCAGGCCGCGCCAGATGACATCGCCGAAATAACCGTTCGTGCCGGAATGAAAGCGGAGAACGTCGCCGCCGAATGGCTGCAGGTCAACCTCAAAGAGATCGATAAACGCGCCGACTCCGGCATCAACGCTGTCGATAATTAGCTCTGGTGGAATATCGCGCACGAAAATCTCCCATAAAAAAAGCCACCCGGAGGTGGCTTAACGTGGTACCTGTTCAAATGTGGCCGTCAGTTCGTAAAGCGGTCCGTTCTTGACCATGCCCCAGGATCGACAGACAAACAGCGCCTGCATCCCCGTATCGGATGGCGTCCAGTAGAAGGACTCGACCGCCATACGCGCCCGCAGGAAAGCTTCAGCCTCCTTTGCCGCGTTAGCCCTGCATGGCCCCCCTACACCGCGAAACACCAGGCTGTATTTCGCCATCAGCGGATTTATGCCCTTAACCTGCCGCTGCTCGTACCCATCACCCAGCTTAACGACGGCAATGTTCGGCGTGCGATCAACGCTGTAGCTCCGCTGGGGCTTCCAGGAAAATACTTCTGCCATCATTTACTCCGGAGTACGCCATTAGGGCGTTGCTGGTCGATCAGCATTTTCAACATATCGTTGTTCCAGACCTTACGCATTCTCGCTAATTCCTCATTGCTTATCCCGCCAGTAGTATTGATGGTGAGGTTCATTACCGGGTTGAATGATGTAGCACCACCAGCCTTATCCGCCGGAATAACCTTCCCTGACTGGTTCGGAATAAACATCTGCTGACCGCCAGCCGTCTGGAATATCTCCGACTGGCCGTTTTCATTGATGCGGTAGGCATTGTCTGCAGTGACATTCCCGCCGTAACGACGCGCACCTGCTACCGCCATCCCTTTAGCAGCCAGTAGCGATCCCGCGTATGCAGTCTGACCTACAGCGTTAGCGCTTCCCATTGTTGCAATAGAGGCACTGATTGCCGCCGGAGCCCAGGCGGAAGCCGCCGCAGTTGCCTGGGCCATAGTTGAAGCCAGGGATGCGGCAGCGGCTGCCTGGCCCATCATCTGGCTTTTTACCCACTCAATACCCATCTGCACAAGGCTGCTTACGACACCATTCAGGATTGTTGTACCAATATTGGCGAAGGCCTCCTGAAGGCTTTGAGTTCCGCTAAGCAGGCCGGTAATGGCGCTACTCGCACCGCTCTGGAGGCCATCAAGGGAAGATGCCAACATCTCATTAGCCTGGCTCTGGTTGCGGAAGATCTCCCACTGCGCTGCGATACGCTGCTGCTCATATTCGGTGTTAGCAGCATTCATAAGTTCGAGCCCGCGCTGGGTTATCTGCCCTTTCTGGGTTTCGAACTGTTGGATCATTGCCAACTCTTGAGCGTGCTGGTTTGCAAGCTGCTGGACAGGGTCAATTTCTCCCTGTGCCTGCTGTATCGGATTCACAACCTCCTGAGCGCGAATTTTTGCGAGGTTGGCCTGATGCTGCTGCTCAAGGCGCTCAGCTGTTTTGTTGTACTGGTCGCGATTTATCTTTTTAGCTTCAAGCGCGGTTTTGAGATCCTGAGCATCCTGCTTATAGCTGGCGTTTTCTCGCGCTTCAGGAAGAAGCTTCTCAGCAGCCGCCTGCGCTTTCAGAGCATTCGCTGTGTCCCATTTTTTTGCAGCATATTGACCAGCAAGCTTAATCTGCTCTTCCGACGCGGCTTTACCAAGTGACTGCTGCGCATTAAGGATTGCCTGCTCCCTGCTTAAATTTGCTGTAGAGTCCGCTGCTAACTCTGACTCTTGTTTCAAGCTTGCAAGCTTTTGTGAAATAGCCTCCTGCTGTGAAGCTAACTTTTTCGCTGCGGAAGTAGCATCTTCAGTTGCCTGCTTAGAATTTCTCTGCGCCTGCTGAGCATCAAACTCAGCGCCAGCTCGCTCTCTGGCCATACGCACATAGCTTTCAGTGTCATCTGGTGTAGAGCCATTTTTCTCAGCAAGACTCCTAATATCTTGCTCTGCTTTCAATTGCGCTCTTTTTCGATCATTAAGTTCGCTCTGGAGAGATATCTGCTCCTGCTGCTTATCGAGGTATTGCTGAATATCTTCAGGGCGATCTACCTTAAGGCTTGTTGCGTTGAATTTCTCCTTTGCGTTTGAGGCAAAGTTAATCATCTGCCCAAGACGCCCCATCATCCCTGCCGCGACACCAGCCTCATCGCCATCCCTGCGTAGCAGATCAATACCCTGTCGCATCGTTCCGTTAAGTGTCGCACGACCTATATTGATGGCGCTTTGAGTCTGGCTATAGCGCCGCTGGGCTTGCTCTAGGTTAAAAGTGGCAATTGCTAAACGATCCTGGGCGCCGCCAAGAGCATCTGCAGCCTGCCTTCCTCGAGTAGTCCCAGTACCGTATTTTTCGATTTCGCGTTGTTGGAACTGTACTGATGCTGTGGCCTTATCAAATTCTTTTCTGGCATCAGCAACAGAATCGCTCAGTTCAGGAAGGTTTTCACTAAGTTTGCCAATTGTGGCTGCGAGTTCAGCGTTAGACATTGCCTGGAATTTAGCGCCAAGCTCATTTACGCTATCAGCCAGTTTATTCGCTTCGTCTTTTGCCTCTTTTGCTCGTTGCGCAAAGTAAATAATTGCGCTTGCAGCCAACATGGCCAAGCCAGCGGGGCCGCCAATCAGCCCCAACGCCCTGGCCCCAAGCGTTCTTATGGTTATGGCTGCGCGATCTGCGGCCGCGGTTGCTGCTGTTTGAGCCGTTGTGTTTACTGCCAGCGCTCGGTTGTAATTATCCGTGGCAGTTGCTGCCTCTATCCGCGCAGCAGAAAGCCGTACTTCTGCTGCAGCCAGGCTTGTGCTGTTAGCTGCAGCGGCTTTCATCATCTGCGCTAATCTGACCTCATCGAGAGCTCTGTCTTTTGCTACTGTGGCAGCTCGAAGATCGGAAGTGGCTTTAAGAGCTGCTGCTTGTGCGGCCTGGTTTTCCGCAACGGCTTGCTCCCTACTCGCCAAGGCTGCTTTTATTTTGGCAGTGGTAGCCATTGTCAAAGCGCCAGCGTAGCGGCTTTCCATTAATGCAGCTACGGCAGTAAGCACGGCGCTAAGACCGCCAATGTTGTCGCTCATGGCAATAATGGCGGTATTGAATATCGCTACTGTAGTTTTAACTGATGAGCTCTCACCAAAAAACTTTGTGATGTTATTGCCTGCTACCTGCATTGCCTGGCTAATCGTCGTAGTTGTTTTGGCAAACTCCAACCCTATAGATGCCCCTTGGGATAAAAGCCCGTTAACAACAACATCAGTAGTGAGTTTTCCCTCAGCGGCCAGTTGACGCATCTGGCCGATCGTGACCCCCATGGAGTCAGCAAGAGCTATTATCAGGCGGTTACCGTTTTCATTCACAGAGTTGAACTCTTCACCACGTAAAGCGCCGGAGGCCAGCCCTTGTGATAACTGAATGATGGCATTTTCCGCTTCCTCTGCCGAAGCTCCGGAAACTACAAAACCTTGGTTGATGATCGTTGTGAGTTTTACAAGGTCCTCTGCGCTAGTGCCGTACTGGCGGGTTGCTCGCTCCAGTCGGGCATAGAGAGAGGCTGTAGCCTCTAGGCTAGAACGCGTTTGCTGAGTGATGTTGAATACCCGCTCTGTAACGTCCACCAACTCTTCATTTGGCCGCAGCGCATTCGCTAATTTGTTGTTCAGCTCGGTCCATGCATCGGCATATTGCGACACCTGGTTAACAGAAAGGATCGCCATTACAGCTGCGGCAATTTTACTCAATTCGCCCAGAGAAGAAGAAAGTGATTGTGCCGCATCATCAGCTGCACCAAAACCATCTTCCATATTGTCGGTAGCCTTGGTAACCTCCTTATCAGCGGTCAGTAACTGGGCTGTGTCAGCCTTAATTATGTATTCGATAGTTCCAAGGTTTTCTGACATCTTCTTTTCTCCAGGCAATAAAAAACCCCGCCGTAGCGAGGTTTAATTTTTTCCATTATCAGCTAAATGAGGCCAGCTTTTTTTCGCGCCTCTTCCAGATACTCTTCATCTGTTTTTTCCGGGCCTGCTGGCTGAGGATTCATTCTTGACCACTCTTTTAGCTTATCGCTTAGCGCATAAATAATTTTGTCAAAGTTCTTTTGATGCCTGTGAGCACCTGTAATATTCGCACCAAGCTTTAAAGCTGAGTCAATCCCAACAATGCAAGCTTCGGCTCCATCTGCATTCACAACAATTGAAACGTTTTCCCCCCAAGAAAAAAGGGACATACCAGCGCTTACGGAAACACGCTTAAGTGCGTCATCTTTTTGCTTAATAGTCATACCTACTGCCGGTATTGCTTCTAGCAATTGTTCATAAACAACGGTATCTGAATAATGGAACCTTTGTTGGTTTGATTGGCTCGCAAAACTCATTTCAATATCCCCACTAGTAAAAGATCAGGTTTACCCTAACAGGCACAGCGATAAACGAAAGCCAATTTTAAAATTTCAGCAGCCAATGGTTTCGCCAGCGGCAGTAACCGTGCACATATTACCGTCACTGTCAGAGGTGTGGCAGCCTGAATTATCGCACCAACTTTTGACTGAGTACTCGTTGCCCTCACTGTCGCTGGAAAAAGCCTCACTCACTCCGTCAGCATGCTCTCTCGTTCCGGATGTAACTGAGTAGTTATTACCCTCAGTATCGTATGATGAGACGGTAGTGTCGCCGTTTGAGTCAACGTCTGTGCTGGTACAAACCTGATAGCCGCTATCACCAGTGCATTCATCAGCGCTGGCTGAAGTTACAAAGAAGATAAGCAGAAGGGATAACAAGATTTTCATGCTATTTGCCTTAGCGAATGTGGATGAGGCTAATCCTATCAGGTGAGCACGACAGCGCAACGTGATGCCTGATTTTTTGGTTTCAGATGAGGGATACAAAAAAGCCACCCTGAGGTGGCATAATTATCAGTTAGCGTTCTCGCAACCCGGCTGGCTACGGTCAATAACCGAGGTGCCTTCGATACGGTAGCCAATCTGGCCAACAATAAACGCATGGTTTAACTGCGTAACAACAACGTCAGACAAAGCTACTGCGCAGCGGTTCTTCTCGATTGCGCGATCCATTGCAGTCTTAACGTTTGGAATGCCCAGCGGGAAGATAAATACTGGTGCTGTATCTTCACCAGTGACCCGCGCGCCTTTCACAAATTTAGCAGAGTTCAGGTTATAGTTTTTGGTGCTGCCAACAGTCATGTCAGCAACACGGATTGTACAGCCAGATAATAAAAGCGCTCCAAGCGCAACAGCAACTACCTTTTTCATTAGATGTTTCCATTGATTGCAATCAGAAACATCTTAACATCACTTCCATGCCATTGGTGTCCTACCAAAGTTAGTAGAAATTCTCAGGTAAGTTTGAATTTTAAACAGACGTGAACTACATGCGATTCCTTTGCGTGTCGATTTCAACCATCCTGTCAGCCCAGTCCATAACCTCATCGTAGGCCTCTTCCGTTGGGATCTTATCCTTTTCTTGCGCCGGGAACTTGGCGTTCATTGCGGCACGGAAACTGGTCATTGTCATGTTCCAGGCCTCCGCCTCGCTCATGCCGAGGTGAGCAACGGCTGTGTAGACGATTGACCGGACATCAAATTTACTGGAATACTCTTTTTTTTGCCCCTTTAGCTGCTCCGGCGGCTGGTCACCCATCACACCGTGGCGGATCAGGTGCCGCGCCAGCTCTAACACATCGGTAACCGGCAACAGGCCGGGGCGGTAGAACAGCTTGCCTTTAGTTGTGACCTTGTATGTGCCGATCAGGTGACTGATATTCTCTGTGCAACAGGCGGTAACAACCCGGGCAGCCGCCTCCGCCATCTCGGCAAAGCAGCGGGCCAGCACATCGCGCATGATCGCCGGCTCGCTAATACGGTGTGTCGGATAGTGCCCGGCGTGCACGGTGACGAACAGCCTGACGATATCCTCCGGCGCGCCGACCCGGGACATCGCCAGAAAAGAAGGGTTGAGGAATATCTCGCGGCCACCAGCGCGGATCACCGCCTGGCCAATATCAGTGATGACCTGCATAAAACCTCAAAGGGGCCGAAGCCCCGTAATTAAGCAGTGACTACGACGTTCGCGAAACCAGACGATACGCTGCTGGCCGTTGGAGACGACACGACGCAGGCGTAAGTGCCAGCGTCTGCCACCGTCACACTGGCTTTGGTGTACGTTGCTGCCGTCGCCCCGCCGATATCCTGACCGTCCCGCTGCCACTGATAGCTCAAAGGAGAGCTGCCGCTGGTGGTGGCCGTCACGTTCAGCGTCAGCGTGTCGCCTTCTTCCAGCGTGCGGCTCTGCGGCTGGGTCGTGATAGTGATGGTATCGCCCACGTCGCGTACATCAACATTGCCCGCGCTGGAGGCTTCCAGCGACCAGGTTGCGACATCATCGTGTGGCGCTTCGTCCTGCCAGCTCGTGACGAGGAACGGCCCCTCGGTGATATCCAGCGGGGAGATAATTTTCAGCCAGACATACGGCTGGTTACTGGTCTCTGCTGGTGGGTTATAGGTATGGCGCTTCATAGCCTTCTGGCCGTAGATAGCCTCCTTACGGCTGACGCCGTCACCTGAGAAAGACACGTTTTTATAGGTGGTGATGTTCTCCTGGGTAAATGCCGCGCTCTGGTCGCCCGTTGCATCAGCGGTTTCCCACTCCACGCCCGTAGTTTTGCCGCGCATCATACCGAGGCGCTTGTACTGGTTCGCTGCTGGCTGAACCTCAGGGCAGCCGATCGCGTAATAAACGGCGACAGCAAGCCCTGTGAAAGCACCTGATTCACATCCGGCCATAAGTTTTTACTCCGTTACTGGGAAATGATGGTTCTGAAGTTGATTTCGAAGGCCACACGGCCCTCTTCGGTTCTGAAGGCGGGAATGCCGCCGACTGGCTGCATCAGGATGATGCATTCGGTCTGATGCTCCAGGCTCATGGCCCGGCGAATGGCATCAGCATTATTTTCCACGGCATCTACACCGGAATCGTTCTGGCCGGTCAGCAGGATGATGCGGAAATAGTCGCGGGAGATCGACTCCTCGTCACTTCCTCCGCCGTTCTGCTGGATGATGAGGTAGCGCTCGTTCTGTGAATCCTCCCTTTCAGAAAAAAAGCGCTTCTGCACGCGATAACCTGTATCGAAACCATGCTGCCGGAGCCAGGCACGCAGCGCGTCATACACCTCGTTGCGGGTCATAGCTTGTACCCTCGCCGTATAGTGGCCCGGATATCGTTTATTCCGTCACGCTCGAAGCCTTTACGCAGGAAGTCGGGCTCGCCGTTCGGATCCCAGTAGTTGCCGTTGCCGTTCGCGCGCGGCTGCCCTTTAAGCGTGCCTGGTGCTGCGTTGACCAGGGCGGCATAGCTTGCAGTAAAGCCGACACGCCCGGTCATGCCGCCGGGGATAGGGCGCAACTCACGAAACTGGCTGTTCACCAGCGTGGAGGTATCCATCGGCGTTATCTGTGCTGAATAACCCATCCCGACTATCATCACCTCGGTGATTACCCGCTCTGTCACCGGACCGGCAACCTGACCAAGCAGTTTCTTGGCATTCATTTGTACACGCTTAATGCCTTTTACGGGCATAGTCACCTCATGTCATGATTTGGTAGTCAGGGTCTTCGCCGAAAAAGCTCATATCATCGCTGCGCACGGCAACAATTTTGTCAGCAGATGCCTTAAGCGGATCTGGCTGACTCCTGGTATCACCATGCGCGATATAATCATCGCGCTGCGGCAGGCGCATCAGCACACCGTTCAGCTTCGACTCGGTATAGATAGTCTGCTGACAGACGAACTCTTTCCCGCTGTCGTCCGTCACGGTTTTAGCCTCGGATTCCCATGTGCTCGCTATAAGGTAGGGCTCACCATACTGATAGCTGTTGCTCCAGTCGTCATAACCGTCAAGTGGATAAACAGTGCAGAGGTTGGTGTAGACCCATTCTGATGTGGCGCTCAAGGCTCCTCCCAGCGGAGTACTTCCGGCTTTGTGGCGGCGACCTCACGGCAAAAGATGAACCACTCGCCGTTGCTTTTGACGTAGCCGGTCACCCTCCTGCCGCTGTCGGTCAGCACCCAGACTTTCGTAAAAGGCTCCGGCAGGCGCTGCTTAACGGATATCAGGGCCATCAGCGGCCCCCGTTGCTCATACAGCCGCCCTTGCCGATCCAGATACCGCCGAATGCAGGGGTAGCAGTCGGGTCGGGCGGGATGAGCGCCGTCGCGCAGCCGTGTTTATCCAGCCCGCGCAGCAGGTTCAGCGCGCCTTTCCAGCGATCGGAAAAAGACTGGTAGCGGAACGACCGGGAAGCACCGTTTGGCGCAGTCTGGCTGGACAGATATTTATCACCCTGCCCCAGCCCCATCAGCGCCAGCAGATAAAGCTGGATAAGCATCGCTGTCGCGGGCGGATAATGCAGGATCAGGCACATTTCGATGCCGTTTACCTGCTCCACCAGCGCCGCCAGCACGAAATCAGGCAGGGTAATCCCCTGACCGCTTAGGTACTGCTGCGCCTGTTCGGGATTTACCATGGCTGACTCCTGAAATAAAAAGCCCCGCCGGAACGGGGCATAAAAAACCGCCTGAGCGGCGGCTGTTATTCAGCGGGGAAGAGTTTTTCGAGCTCACCGTCAGGCAGCAGCTCCGAAAGCTTTTCAGCGCCCAGGGTGCCTTTAAACTCGATACCCAGCTCTTTCAGGCGATCGGCAATAATCTCCTTACGGGATTTGTCGTCACTGCCATTGTTGCCCGCGCCGGGCGTTGCCGGGTTGAGCGTGCTACCAGCATCGCCACGCATCAGGCGGACGTTCGGTTTTAATACCGGGTGAAGACTTTCAAACTCCACCACATCACCAACCGTCACGCCGTGCCAGGGGCGAATAACTTCGTACTTAGCCATGATATTTCCTTAGCCCAGGTTCGCGCCGTAAAGCACACCGGAGTGGCCTTCGTCGTCACGTTTAATCTGCAGGCCTTCCGCAGACATGATCTGGAAGTTGTAGTTGCTCTGCGGCAGTGGGCGCGGCAGAGGAATGACGCCGACAGCCATACCAACCAGCGGCGAAACCACATCCTGACGGCGTTCGTAGGCGAGGAACTCGTTACCCTTGAACGCGTAGGTCATGCGGATATCTTTCACCGGCATAAACTTACGGATGGCATCCAGGACGGAACCGCTCACGATGGCATTTGCACCGTTACCGACCTCAATCGTGTACGGCTTCGAGAGGTTTGCCATGATTTCAGGGCTCAGCCACAGCACATCATAGGCGGTGACCTTGTTCGCGCGGGCAGACAGCCCGAACGGGCCCGTAGCTCCGAAGAACGCCAGCGCCTGCGCAGGGGTGCAGGTGGTGAGATCGATGTTTACCCCACCAGCACCGGCTCCGAGGTTAATCTTTGCGTTGTTGCGGTGGTTACGCAGCCCCTGAGACTGGTAATTCTGCACCTTGATGCTGGCATTCCCGTCCAGGTAGCCCTTAACACGGCGCTTATGGAACTGGCGCATCTTCGCTGCCTGCGAATCCAGCGCGATATCAATACCCACTGTGTTCAGGCCAGCAGCAAGACGCCAGTTCACACCATAACCGGCAGTATAAACCGGCACAGGATCGCCATCGCTGCCGTAGTCGGTCTGATCGAAGGAGTACGGTGGCTGACCATCCAGGCTGACCTGCACGTCATCGGCAATATCACCGACAACGGTGTACAGCTTGGCGGTTTTGCCGATGTTCAGGACCTGCATAACGCTCATCAGGTCGTTAACGATCTCCATACCGACCTGCTGATCGCGCAGCTGAATAACCTGGCGATCGATTTCAGCCCAGAACTCACGCCCCAGACCATCACCCGCCAGGGCATTGGCCGCCAGCGTTTCGACATCCATCACGCCGCGGTACTGGTTGACCATAAGCCGGTGGGAGGTGTCCCAGATGTTGCGCTGGGACCAGAGGGAGTTCCAGTGCTGGTGCAGGCGACGGTTAGTCGCCAGAGTTTCACGGGAAAAATACATGTGCTTTTATCCTTGAATTATGCGCCAGCGGCTGCGGCGGCAGTGCCGACACGCATACGAACGCGGATGAAATCGGTAGCGCCTGCCGCAATGGTGGCTTCGTCCTGGCTGTAGCCGACCACCGCATCGGTGTCGTCGGTGGCCAGCGTAAACTGGCCAGCAGCGCCGAGCTTGATCGGGCTGTCTTTTTTGTACGCGCCGGGCACGCACAGCAGCGCCAGTTCGCGCCCCTCTTCGACGTAATTACCCACAGCGGAATCGCCTTCCGGAATGACGTCACGAATACCCAGGCCCTGATGGTAGGCGCAGTCGATAATGTAGAGGCGTCCGGTCAGCGCGGTAGCCTGCGCAAACTCGTCTTCGCCATTGATGATTGCCGCGGTGCCCGGCAACAGGGCAGCAGCAGTGGTACGGGTTTCAGTCCTGAAGAGCGACTGCCCGTCGATATTTACGCGACGATAGCGGGATGCCATGCGCGATCTCCTTTAAAGTTAGTTGCGGGCCGGTTAAGCAGGAAGTTAAGCCGGGAAGTAAGTGGACGGGTCCGGAGCACCGGTTTCGGCAGGCGTCTGCGCCGAGTTACCCGCCAGTGGCGCGGCAGTGCCCAGCTTGCTGAACATCTCTTTCAGTGCCGGACCTGACAGGGCATTAGCCACAAGCTCACCGTGTACCGCCTGCACAGCGTCACGCATCGTTTTTTCTTCAGCGCGGGAATTAGCAGTGAGGGTTTCGGCAAGCTGCTGGTGGTTGGTCTGAAGGGCTGTGATTTGCTCGGTTACAGGCTTCAGCGCATCGGCAAAATTAGCGGCCAGGCCCTTGCCGATCTCAGTAATCAGCTCTTGTTTTTCTTCATTGGTTAAAGGCATGTCGCCCTCCGTTTGGTGGTTGGTTGCAGGTTGATCCTGCGGAGTGAAAAGAGATTTAACTTTGTTGGCTACGACAGTTACCCAAGACTCCCGACGGGCTACCGGCGTTCCGGTGTCGTCGAAGGTGATTTTCCCGCCCTCTGACGTGTAGCCGAACACCTGGGCATTGCCCCCGTTGCGGATGATGACCACCTGACTGTCGGTGAAGTCGGCCACCCAGGCGTATTCATTCTCGCCGGGCGCGAACCGGGCCTTAGCGGCACGATCAAGGCGCTGCTCGCGCTCCCGGTAGGATTCGCCCACCAGCGCGCCGGAGTTCGCTTTTAGCGGCGTCGCAAGGTCAGCGTTAACCATCAGGCCGACACCCTTTTCAGGGCCTGCTGCAGGCAGCTCGTGAAGCAGGATGGCGTCATGATCGATGGCATGGATTTTCACCACCCACCTCGCACCCTGGTCCTGCAGGTCTTTGGGTGCCGGGGTGCGCTCACGGAAAACGGCGACGCTGGACCAGATAGGATCGGTTGTTTCGCCTTTCTCGATGGCCTCAATGCGCTGCAGCAGCTCCACGCCGCCGGGGGACTCCATAGCTTTGTTGACGTCGATCCATTTTTCCGCATAAACGCGGTTGCCCTGCAGGCTGACGTTGCGGTTCCACGCGCCAATAAAGCCCACATTCAGCCCCTCAGGAGAAAACGCAGAGACGAATTGACCATCCACCATCGGATGCCCCAGCGGAGCCAGGGTTCCCTCCAGTGTCCGGTAGTTTGCGCTGATCTCCGCCTCCGGATAGAACTCCTCGTTCATGATGACGTTAGCCGGCAGGGTGTAACTGGGGATCACCACGTGCTCACGGCCGTTGTAAGTCTCGCGGCGAATGGCTTTGTTATCGACCTTATGGTTGATATGAATCTGAGATGGCATGCTGAGTTCTCGCTGTTATGCGGCGTGGTGGTGACCGCAGCCGCAATGTAGATGGTTGGCGACAAGTCCGGCCTTCTGCGCCTTCTCCAGCCGCTTCTTCGCCATGTCGACGACGTTCGGGTTAAGCGGCTTGCCGTCGGCATCCACCAGCACGGCTACCTGCGTGCATTTGCAGTTAATGGCGTTACCGTCAACGCTGTACCAGTCCCGAACCTCCTCGGTGGTGTAAAGGTGGGCGTGGCGTAGCGCGTGCTTACGGCGGGTTGTTGGGCTAAGTGCGGAGAGGTGCATCTGCCGCGTCATGATGCCGTACTGGGTCTCGGCCTCGTCCGACTCATCCCAGCGCGCGCGACGGAGCGCCGTGGTTATTTCGGTCCGGGCGATACGTTTTGCGCGACCGATCTCCATCCCGGTCTGCTCAGTCAGCCGTTTGGCAATATCACGGGGGTTTTGCCCGCGGCCCATGCCGTCGGTAAGGATCCGCGCCATGTCCGACTTCGTCCGCGCGCTGAGGTTTTTCATCTCCTCAAATACGCGGGTGCGCACCAGCAGCAATCGACGCTGATAGGGTTCACTCAGCAGCAGCTGCTGGAGGTTCTCCCGCCCGGCGGCGTATACCGCTGACTGCTGCGACAGACTGGCGAACTCCTGCGCCGTGCCGCGCTGGTACGCCTGGTTAACGTAATCGCGCCAGAACCAGAAGCTCGTCTCGTTACCGCCGTAGAGGATCTCATCGACCAGCGCGGAGGCGTTCTCCAGCAGCATGGACAGAAGCGAGGTATCGAGGTCAAAGGTGTAGCGGAGGTTCACAGCGGGTGATGCAGGTATGCGGCCGAGGATGCTCTGGTAGGCCTTTGCGATACGCTTGATCCGCCTTGAGAACTCATTCATCGCGCCGCGCTCGAGCCGGTCAGCGCCCGTCGGGTCGCTAAGATTTCCGGGCAGAATCGGAGGTTTTATCCTCTTCGTCTTTTTCTTCATCGTCATCCTCTCCCAGCGGTTCAGGTGATCCCTCATACCCGGCGGTCACGCGGATTTCCTCGCCCGTAAATGGCTGCTCGCCAATACCTGCTGACGCGCTGTTGATCTCGGCCATGAGTTTGGCTGATGCCAGCTTCTCAGCGCCGGAGCTGGCGTTCAGGTCATCCCAGATAACCGTCTTCTGTGGTACCGCGTCGAGAATGCCCAGCAGCACCAGCTTGTCGCACAAGTCTTCAATATCAAACGACAGATCGTCGCGCCGGGACTGGCAGCGGCCGTTAAAGTAGCGCTGGTCTTCGGTACTGGCCCGCTCGCCCGTCTGCATGCCCACAAGGATTTTGGTCGGGATATCCAGCGCGGCGGCTGCCGTCTGCAGATTGACGTTGTAGGTTGGCCCAGGGTCGGCGACAGAGGTCACCAGCGGCGTCACCGTTGCGCCCTGGGTGGTCAGCAGCGCATCGTTACCGCGGTTAACCTCAACAGCGGCTTCGTTGAACTTCTCCTGCAGTTCTTCGACGCTGACGCCGTACATGGATGCGAGGTTGCTAAACTCAATTTCTCTGTCGAAGTTGATATTCAGCTGGCGCGCTGCGTTCTTCAGGAATGACTCTCCGGAACCACCTTCCACTTTCTCCAGGCTGACGAAGGCGTTATAGGCTGCTTCCAGAAAGCCGATGGCGTCCGCTGAATAATCGCCGAGAATAAATACGCGGTCCGGGTGCACATCCACGCGCCGGGTGCTGCCGTTTGGCAGGCGTTCTACGTATTGCCACATCTTCGGCTGCCCGTAAGTACGGGAGTTCAGGCCGGTGTCCCATGCAGAAGGCACCAGCGCGCCCGCCCAGGCGACAGTGACTTTTTCCAGGCCGCGACCTTTCGTGGCGGGGAGATTCCAGTCTTTATCGTCGCGAATATGCAGCAGGATGCCGGAATACCGGCCTACCAGCCGCCGCAAATCAGCTTCAGCGAAGGTGCGCCAGAAGCGATGGGTAAAAACGGCTTTCGCCTTGCTCTCCCATGCAGTTAGCTTGCGCGTTTCGTCGGCCTTTTCGCCCTCGATGATCTCCGGGTTGCTGAGCCAACAGGTGCTGGTAATTTTGCGTACCGCGCCATGAGCGACGCCGCCGCGCCGGTAGAGTCTGTAGAGGTCATCAAAGGTCAGATCCTCTTTGAAGCCGTACTCGCACCACGCCGTGCTGCGCTTAGCATCTAGTCCCATTATCGGGTTAGCCGCCAGCATACGGGCGCGCGCAAGGCTGGCATCGGCCAACGCATGGTTGACGGCCAGTTGAAGGTTATTGTTCATGCTGGGGTCCGTTTGGTGGGATTAAGGCAATAAAAAAGGCCACCGAAGTGGCCTGCGTTTACTGATAACTTTTTAGCTTTATCGTATCGCCTTTGAATTGCTTCTGAAGCGCTTCGATTAGAGCCGACTCAGTTTTACCATTCGCCAGGACATCGCTTAATTTGACCTGATTCCCGGCAGTGGATCCTTTTTGTATTCTTTGGAAAATTACATTCTTAAAATGATGCTGCATATAAATCCTCATTAATGCCAATGGGTTATAACGCATTTTGAGGTTATAGAATTTATGATGATCCATCAACGTAATCTTTTAGGAATCATCATGCCCATCGGCTGCGCGCCGCCGAGCTCTGTTAGTGCATATACCGCAGCGTCGAGACGGTCAGGCGATTTTTTGGCGGTGGCTGGCACATACTCCATCAGCTGATTTTCCAGCACATAAAGATTGCCGTTGTGCGCAACGCGGCCCTGCTCGTAGAGCGCCGAAATCGGCTCTGCCCGGGCGTATTTCCCCTTACTGGCATGGACACGGATAATGCGGCCCTTGTAACCAGCATTACGCAGCGTTTCTTCGGCCATATCGCCTCCCTGGTTCGTTTCGATAACGATCGCGTCGGCTTCATGCTCTTCGTAAGCCCACATGGCCTTTTTGGCCCAGCCAGCCGGTGAATACTTGCCGCTGTAGTCCCCATCGACAGAGAACTGCTTTTTGTCACCAGCACCATACGCACTGGCTGCCACAATGCCGGATTCGTCGCTTTCATCGCTGTTGGTTGCCTGCGGGTCGATGGCCACTACCGAGCGAACCTTGTCGAAACGGATCTGCAGATCGCGGGAGGCGCTTATCATCGCCTCATTCCACAGCGCACCCTCTGCATTGAAACGCCGCGGCTTCTGCATGTACTGTGCCTCGGCGGTGCGCCGGTGCGAGAACAGGGAAACGCGGTGTGTCTCGTTATGCTTGAACGGCCAGAGCCAGCCATCCGGCAGCCCGTGGTCAATCGGGATGGCGTGTGTGTTCTCAGGGTACTGCGCCAAGTAGGGCTGGCTGTTGTCGATGAGCACCGGCAGATTAAGGTGATGCCACTTTTCGCCGGAACCGCCGCGCAGCAGGTAACCACTCAGATCGTGATAGTGGATGCGCTGCATAATCACAATCATTGGAGTCGTTTCGATCGCCAGTCGTGACTTGATTGTTTCGTTAAAGCGGTTGTTAACGCCGTCGCGCACTATCTCGCTATAGGCGTCATCGGGTTTTACCGGGTCATCGATAATCAGCGCGCCCTGCCAGCCTGGTTCCATGTGCCCGGCGCGGAAGCCGGTAACCTGTCCGGCTGCCGACGATGCATACACCCCGCCACCAAATTCATTCCACCACATCGCCTTACTGTCAGCATCATCGCGCAACGACATAGGCCACATGGCCTGATAGGCCTGCGATTTGATCATGCCGCGCGCGGTTGACGAGTTAAGCAGCGCCAGCTGGTGGGAATAAGACAGGTGCATGAACCGGGCGCGCTGGTTGAGCGCCAGCCCGCGCCCCATCATGTTGATGGTGGCCAGCTCGGTTTTAGTGTAGCCAGGCGGGACATTGATAATCAGACGCTGAATTTCGCCATCTATCACCCTATCCAGCGTCTGCTGGATCACCCGGTGATGCGGCGCGACGATCATCTTGCCGCCGGTGCGCTGCTTGAAGAAGTAACGCGCGTAATATAATCCATCCTCCACGCATTCAACGCGGCGGGCGAAAAGCTTTTGCTCAGCAGTCGTCATCCTCCAGCATCTCCCGCCGCGCAGCTTTGTAATCGTCTTTGTTCATGGTGACTGTCTCGATAGCGCCCCCATTCGGCCCGGAATGCTCGAACTTATGCTTATTGGTGTAGGCGTCGCCCACCTCTTTGGCCGCCTGCTCGATGAGCTGGGATGCCAGCGCAAAGTTCTTCATCCCCTCTGTTTTGGTCGCCATGCGATCCAGCGCGCGCAGCCGGTATGCTTTGTTTGCGATCGGGATATCTGAGATTTCGTTCTGGAAACGGTCACGGGTGGCGTTAAACATGTCCACCCATTTTTGCGCCAGGCCTTTTCCGTTTGCTTTCGTCGGGTCGTGAGACTCCACCTGCTGGCGGGTGATCGTAAGGCCGAACTCTTTTTTGACGGCCTCGACTACCTGCGAGGGCGTATCAAAACAGGCTAACGACTGGACGATAAAGGCTTTGACCTCTCCTTTTAATGCCGCCATTGGTTACCTGCCTGTCATAATCAGTCAAAAGTTAAGCCAGCTTCAGCAGGCACGTTCCGCATGCTCTGGCGATATTCAGATGGGCAACCTCCACAGGATTGTTCGCAGCGTCCACCAGCTGCTGCACATCGTGGCTGGCCCCGTAGCGCCGTACGACGCCGACAAACTCTTCCACATCGTGTCCACGCAGTTTCAACTTCGGCTGCCCTTCTCGTGTGAACTTGGGCGCGCCAAACTCATCCGTCTCTTGGGCGATATGATAGAGCTCATGCTCCACCAGCGCGCAGAACTCCAGATCTGAACACTGAGCGCAGTAATCTGCCGCAAGGGTAATGATGAAGTCAGGGATGCGCCCGAACCATTCATACATCTGCTGTTCCATCCGGGCCTTTTGCCAGCCCCCGGCGCGCATCATCACCTCTTCCGCCTGGCCCAGCACGGCCCGCCCCTTCTTATCAAAGGCATTTGACGCCCAGAGGAAGCACAAATCGGCTTCCAGCAGGTGAGCATGGTCAGGGTTATGCAGATTGCCGTCGTCGCTGAGGATCTCGGCATGTAGCCATTCGTAAACGCCGTCGGCGGGTATGATGCGGATGTACGGTTTGAAGTCGGGGTTATCTACCAACAGATGAGGCGGATATGGGCGCTGTGTAATGTCGTGAGCCATATTATCAAATGCCTCGATACAGTAGGCCGCCGGGCTTCGTAGCGTTGCGAATAGCATCGGTTGCGGCCTGTTCAATAGCCTGCTGCGTGGTGACAAGCGCCGATGCATGAGCATCCTGCGACACCAGCAGCGCCTTGAACACATCGCTCTCGCGTATGACGTCAATAACAGCTTCGCGCATATCGTCAGAGAGGCGGGTCTTTACTTCAGCGGCATGGATGCGTGCTTGTTCGTTTTTAATTGTGCTCAGTGCAGTGCCAATAACTGCAAACCGATCCGCTTTAAACTCAACCTGCCTCTTACCATCTTCGACAGTAACACCCGTTCCAGCTTCGTGAACGACGCCAGCATCTACCGGCTGGTTAATTCGCCCTACACGGATTCTGACCGAACCGTCCTCATTATAGGCTGTTAGTTCACCGCCGGAGATATCCACTCGTCCGCGTGTTTTGGTGCGCTTATCCTTCACGCGCAGCTGGCCGGGGAAATATTCAGGGTAACCGGTAACTTTAATGCGGCGGCCTTTGAGGTTGTACTCAGCTGAGCCAGCAGGGCTTTTGATGATCATGCCCTTGTCGGTTTGAACGATACGCATGCCAAGCATCGCCTGCTGTAGCGATAAGTGTTTCATTCGGGTTTCCTTTTAGATGTGAGCCTGTCGCACGGGACAGCCGCCCGAGAGACGCGGATCCCCAGGCTCACGGCTGAAAGACTCTCTGGTGCGCGTGCGAGGCGCATAAAAAAACCACCAGCAGATGCCAGTGGCTTGTTATGAGGCAATAAAAAATCGCCCGAAGGCTTTTACAGTTCTTTGGTGGTGTAAATTAAACGCTCTCCGGTAGGGGTATCCCTGAACATGACAGTTACGAACATCTCATAAGATGTGCCTCTTTGTATCACCGTTGCGCTTCTAAAATGATAAACACCACGCTCGAAGTTAATCTTTGCAGACCCATCAAATTTTATAGACCACACGCCATTTGGGTCTGCATTATCGTTTGTACGCTCGATTTCTGCTGCTGGCCCAGTGATAAATGCATATACAGAGCTAGCCCGCTCTGTATCTCCTGCTATGAAAGTCGTCTTTATTCTTTCACCGAAAGGTAAAGCGGCATTTCTGAATGACAGTTTCATTGGCTCTCCTACCCGTTATTCAAATGGCAGTATAAGCCAGCTTCGCGACGCTTCACAGCGTGGCTAACCGTGTTGTGCAGAGTGGAGAACATCATCAGGCGCTCTGCTCGAAAGCACCTGGGGCTGCTCACTCCCCCCTGGAAAGACTTAAATCTGGTAGGGGGCTATTGCCTTTCCATAACGCCAAGGCGATAGTTTGAAAAACATCAAAGGACAAGGACGCTTATCGTGTTTAGCCAGTCAAAAGTCATTTATGCGTGGTGCTTTTTCGCCTCTATCTACACAACCCTTTCACTAGCAGAAACCATCGGGGAAAAGTATTTTGGTGGTTCATCCATACCCTGGTTTATCGGAATGATTATTGGTTGTTTTATAACCTGGCAGATAGAGAGGATTTTTAAAAAAGCAGAGCGTAATGAAAAATTACCATAACAAAAAACCGCCCAGAGGCGGCTTCAAAGTCGATGTGCTACAGAGAAGGAAGTCGTTTCTTTAGAAGCTCATTCGCCTCAACACATTTTTCCTCAATCAGCTTAAGGCGGGCTGGCACCTCACTTGTGGGGCAATTAGTGACAAGGCAATATCCTTCCACCCACGTCTTCTCGTTTTCCTGAGTGAACAGGCTTTCAAATATCTTAACCCAGTCACTATTCGGAACGCGCTCAAGCTCAAAAAACTTCAACACTCCACTCCCACGAAGTGTTCTTTGCTCATCTAACCCTAAAATTTTCAAGACCAGATCCCCACTTATTTTTGTGAGTATTTAATATCACCAGCCTGAGATTAATCCTATACCTCAAAAATGATAGGGCTTCGAAATTTTTATAGTCATGCGCTATGGGGGAAGCCGCTGTGTAATGCCTGCTATTTACTACCTGTCTGCTTATCCCACTCTTCACGAAACTTACCCGGGTTGTCGCTGCCTTCTACCGACATAGCGCCTCTCGCGTTGCTACCAATAAAAAAACCGCCCGTTGGCGGTCAGTCTTCTTTCACTATCGCTGGCCTGATATTGCAACTCCGCAGCTGGTAATCACCGTGCTCAGCCCTGAGCTCAATGTCGATCTCATCAAAGAACCGGTCATAAAGCTGGTGGGCGGGCTCGTTCTGCAGCGCCTGAATGAAGTGGGTGCCGTGTACGAGCGATACCTCCTTTGTTGAGAACCGGAACTCTAACTGCCAGACGACCACCTTATTCGGATCCACAGGCTGTTTCATATCCCCTCCGCTGTAATTAGCCGCGGTCAGAATAGGTGATTAAACCAGCAGTGGATATTGCCGTGCTATTATACTTTGAGCGATGCCGCATTACTTAACGGCATTGTACCAGGCCTGCCAGCGGTACTTATCCAGCCGCAGCTGGCGCAGGCATTGCGCTGTCTCGATGTCAGATTGCAGATCCGCGTCGCTGTCTGCACCTGCATCACTTGCCTTGCACGGCTCCTGCATCAAATCTGCTGATGGAGTTGGCAGCGTCGATGGCACGCTGGCGCAGCTGCACAGCATCATCGTCAAACTGGCACACAGTACGATTCGGATCCTGGACATATTTCACCACGTCGCGGGTTATGGTTCGGTAGATGATCCGGCCTTCGTCGCTGGCCTGCGCCGCTTTCTGTTCGACGGGCTGGATAGCTTTTTCTGCTTTGTAGCGCTTATCGGCGGCCAGAGCGTTGATGTGGTCGGCGTGGGCGTACCAGCCATTCCGGTAACGTAGCTCGCCATACCCAATACCAAGCAGGATTACAACGAGAGCGATCAGCAGAACTGTTCGAAGGCTAAAGGTCATGTTTGCTCTCCGCCAGGCACAAGCTACGCTCCATCTCGCGTCGGTTCTGGAGGCCCTTCCACTTCATCCCACCAGCGTAAACCCAGCGGCGCATCTCTTCGCACGCTCCGGCGTGATCGCCTTTATTCAGCTTGCGCAGCAGCGTTGATTTCGAGAACGCATCAGAGCCAACGTTAAAGACGAAGCTGTAGAGCGCGGCGCGCTGATACTCGTTTAGCGGCGCTTTGACCAGACTATCAACCGTCTTCTTGGCTGGCTGCAGGTCTTTCCACAGCAGGTTGTCGCATTCGCGATCTGTGTAGGTCTTCCCTTTCACGATATCCCGGCCCGTGTGTCCATCACAGACGGTCCACACCCCGGCGACGTCTTTATAGGCAATGTATTTACGCCCTTCTACGCCATCCTGCCCGCCGAGGAACAGGGAAGCGATCAGCATTGCACCACCACCAGCGGCTGCAATGAGTTTGTTACGCAGGCGGCTGGTCATTGGCATTTAATCATCTCCGACTTTGACTGCGGGGCCGTACTTCTCCAGGGCTCTTACCTGGGCGTTCGTTACCTTGCGCTTGAAGTACCAGTTAACCAGGCCGGTGATGATGATCCCAGCAATACCCGCCAGTACGCCAATCGCGCTCCACTCATCCGGGCTGAACTTTGTCAGGATCCCGTTCACGATGGTGCCGCCAGAGGTGCCCAGGGCGACACCGGTTACAAGTTTGCTCATATGGGACATTCTCTCACCTCCGATTTGGTCGGGGTGCTGTGTGAGTTTGAAAGTACTGCTTGCTAATGGCCAGCGCTTGAATTAAGTTCAATTAAGATCTTAATTGAACTTAACTGCATGAGGGTTGATAAGTGGCCACACAAGCTAGAGTTATCGTCGTAGAAAGTGTTTCTAAGAAATTTGAAAACGGATGGGCATTACATTTTCAATGGTGCATTTATAAGTACAGCAATGCTACCGAACAGCGTGGGTATCGGTTCATCTGGACCAGGCCGGACGGTACGCTTCAAGCAGCTCGTGGACAAGCTCGTCTTCCTAACATGGAATTGATTGTTTATTTAACTGAAGAGGCTAAGAAGCGTGGCTGGGGTTATATTGGTTCTGAGACCCCCGATCCCAATTCTTAAGAGATGAAGAGGTAGAGCACTGCTCTACAAGCATTGACTATGAGGCATCTTCGGATGCCTTTTTCACATCAAATACAGCAAGAATTATCATTATTTTGGCAATAAAAAACCCGCTCGGCGGCGGGTTCTTTTTAATTCTGGTATTTAAGACCGCTTGCGATACAGCTTTGCGAAGCATATATATATTTAGGCTTTTTCTGGCTCATTTTGCAAGTAAAATCTTTTACTATTTGTGCCGAACGCGTCACACATTGGCCTGTAAAGCAGCGATTCTGCCAGACTTAGCCACATATCGATCCGACGGCGGCACGTCATATAGCCCCATTCAGGGTGCCTTACTTGTAATTCCTCGGCCATCTGCCGTTTGCTCTTCTGCCAGCGGTAGCGCTGCGCCAGTACGCCAAGTAATCCGTCATGCCCCTGACTTGTCAGCACAGCGCTGATCACTCCATCAATTTTTAAACCCTCATCATCAGAGCAAAACGCCAGGCTACTATTGTTTTTGCCGTTGAGCATTTCACGGAGAAACACCTCCAGCTCTGGCTTTGATATGCCTGCCTTCTTCATTCGCCGCAGGGCTTCATTGATCGCGCTTTTGCTCACCGTTTTGCTGGTCAGCAGCTGATTAAACATATTCCCGGCACTACCGCCGCCGATATAAGACCAGCGGCCCCACATGCGCAGCTTGCCCTGGATCCAGACACTCTCCAGCGTACGCAGGCGCGCATGCTCCCCTGGTTTGCCAACTTCTGCCGCGTGAATCATGCCTCTGCCCCTTCATGTGTTTTGATAATAATTTGCCCTTTTTCACCCCAAATCTTCGTCACCCGACCATCCCATATGCGGCTGTCATTATCGAAGATCGCATCCAGCAGCGCCTTCTCAAGGTTGTCCTTGTCAGGTTTCTGCTGGTGCGACTGCCCGTCGTGCTGCGCGTGCTTCTTCTGGCTCCAGCTTTTCGGCATCGGGATAACGAACGTGACGTGATAACCAGACTCCGGCAGTGCGACGCCCAGCAGCCGCACCTGCGCTTTATAGGCCCAGTAAGCAGCAGTCTCCGGGCGCTGGTGCCAGCGATCGCGCTGCGTCATGCGGGGTTTGCCTATCGGCGTAATGTCGTAGATTTTCATGCGGGTACCACCAGCCCACGGCGGGCAATCTGGATTAGGGTCAGTACAATGGCGCGATCCATCATCTGGCGGCGTTCGTCGCGCGTCAGCTTGTTGCCGTTGTCGATACTGTCGTGGCAGCAAACGCAGAGCGCGGCGCTGGCGCAGTCGTCGGTTTTCAGGCCTGTCCCCTTCCCTTCATTCCGGTGCGCCACTTGAGTGCCCCACGCGCCACATAGTACGCACTGTTCGATCTGGCCGACGGCGGCCAACCATTTTCTGCTGCGGTATGTTCTGTTCATTGCCATCACCCCGCATAGCTCAGTAGCTGTGCGGCGGCGTTCTCGGCCTCCGCCTCGCTGCGGAATGCGCGTGAGAGGATCCAGCGCCACAGAACATCGAGCGCGGCCTTGTAGAGCTGCTGGAACTCCAGCTCGTCCATACTGGCGAACGCGATGCTTCTTGGGTGTTTACGGAGGGTGCCGTCGGGCAGCTGGATGGCGTCGTAATGGCCAGCTTCCACGATCACCCAAGCGCGGTAGGCATCAAACGATTTGCATACGCTGATGCTACCGGAACGGCGATCGGCAATGCGCGATAGATACTGCTCAGCGGCATCCAGCAGCGCGCCTTCGCTACTGCCGAACGTGGCCAAGAATTTGGCATAGCCGGTAACCAGCCTGCGCTCGTTGGACGAGATAGCCCCGCCGGTAGGCTCCCAGTATTCGAAGCCGAGGTTTAGCAGAGCGAAGAAACGACGGTGATAGGCTGGGTTACGGACCTGCTTAAAGTCGGCCACCAGCACAGCGCCGAGCTTGCATTTTGAATGCAGAAAATCACTGGTCTCCGGCGTTGCGGGGATCAGGATTCCTGGGGACTGCTTGATGAGTTGTAATTGCTGCGCCATGGTGTTCTCCTTGGCGCATCAGGTCAACGGGTGTTCAGTCCGTTGATATCATCATATCAGAGGGCTCATAGACGTGGTAGCCGAGGCGGCGAAGAAAACGGGTACCGGACGAAAGATTAAAAATCCCTTCATCCTCAAGCAACGGTCGGCACGATACCATTCCGTTCCTGATGTAAACTAGGCATTGGCGCTCAAGCGGCATCGAGTCCATAACCTTACCGTCTGAACGCCTGACAATATCGTACCAATCAGTTTGTTCCTTGCTATCACTCACAAAACCCCCTTCTTTCCTACAGATAAGCCAGAAATTTATTGATTTGCAGATGCCTCCCGGCACCGCTCTTTAGGCACAATAGCAAAGTCGATCTGTTTGTTAAGGGCTTAAAAATAAATAAATTTCAGAAGCCTTTTTCTCTTTACGTTGCGCATAAAGCAACACGCAATTACTGTATACATTTACAGTGCTACTTCGTTTGCACAAGTATGCACAAAAACCTTTGGTTGATGCAATAACATTTATCCGGTTGATTTAAATAAATATTATTTCCACCTAACTTTAAAAAGTGAGCGTTACTTTTAGAACTTTAAACGCATTAAAGATGGCAGGGTTAACTGGTTGATTTGGCGTGTTGCGGGGGAGAAGCCCGCCTCCTTTTCACGACAAGCCCGTTCTAAACAAAACCAAGACCGCACATAAATTTTTTTGCGGGTTGGAAATTGTTACCACCATGTGATCACTTTGACAGATCGATATGCGGTTATAGATCGGTATAATCGCTCATTCAAAAGGCGATCACCTGCCGGGTACGAAAAAGGCCTCCGAAGAGGCCCTGGCTGTCGATATGGGGATCCCTATATCGCTTGTATGGTAGGTTATGCTGAAGCTGTGTATCACTTCTATTTGCGCACCTCACCGAACGACGAACCCCTCGATTATGGAGGATTTATAGCTCAGCTATTATCTTTTTCGAACAGCATAACTCATGGACCTAACTACTGATTAGCTTTAAACCAGTCATTGCGCTCACCTTGGCCATCTTCATAACCTGAATAGAAGTGTTCATCATAATCCTGAGATGGGTCGTAGTTCTTCTGACAGTCATCCTTAGGTAAACCATAAAATCCTGCGTGCAGACCTAACGAATAGTAAAACATCGGACCTCCAGCACCCTGGTCTTCAGCCCGGGCCAGGCAGTATCCGATCATAAACTCATCTTTGCGCTGGGAGCCATCAAACGGAGACATCTTTTCCTTACCGTTTGAGGCTTCTCCTGCCCTATACCCGTTATCAAAAATTTCTGACATGCATCTTCCTCCAAGTTTGCTGTTGTTCCACTTAATGACCTCGCTCTACTAATCCCTTCACCGAACATTAACGAAGAAACAATTAATATGCTAAAGATATCTATAACTTATTCAGCATGGCGGCACGGCAGGCGTCATCTTCACCAGATAGACCGACAAAAGTCTCATGCCAGTTGTTGGCGAGAATCTCCCATTGCGCAGCTGTTAGCGGCGCGTATTCGTGCGCATCTTTCAGCAACTCAGCAAGGCCTTCTGCTTTAAGCTTGTTACGCATCCCCTCCGGCACCGCTGGCTGCGGTAACTGTGGTGCTGCCCGCTGCGCCAGCAACTAGTCGATAGCCTTCACAGCATCAGCCATCATGTAGCCGAGTTTGCCGCCGTCAGAACGTTTAGCCGCTGCTGCCAGTTCGTCATGAACACGGATCAGATGGTCTTCCATCAGAGGGCCGTAGGTAGGGTGAGTTGATGGGTCTTTGGTGAATTTGTTCATGCTGCATTCTCCTGTTTAACACCCATGCGCTGGCAGGCGATCTGGAAAATACCTGACTCCTTCTCGATGCCGATGAACGGTCGCCCGAGTCCCTGACAGGCGACGCCCGCGGTACCGCTTCCCATCGTGAAGTCCAGTACCACGTCGCCGCGGTTGCTGTAGGTTTCAATGATGTATTTCACCAGAGCCAATGGCTTTTGCGTTGGGTGAAAATTCCCGGTTTGCTTATCGCTTGAGAAGAACTGAACATCCCGCGGGTACCGCTTTGTCGAATCATATTCGGTCAGGGATAGCGCCTTACCATAGCAATCTGAATTAACGGTCTTTCGCTTACTGGTTTTACGGATATGGCCATCAGTCTTCTGAGGGTTATACGTCGGTTGGCGACGGTAAAACACCTCGATGTTTTCATGTGCACGTAGCGGTTGTTTTTTGGCGTTCAGGAAGCCGGTGGCGTTGCCCTTCTCCCAAATCCATTCAGATCGCCAATGCCGTAAGTTGCTGGCAACCAGCACGCTGGTGAACGGCTGCGCAGAGAACAGGACGATAGCCGCCGTCGGTTTGGCGATGCGATAGAGCTGCTCCCACATCAACGATAGATCAAGCATTGAATCCCACCGGCACTGCGTGGTGCCGTAAGGAATGTCAGCGCAAACCAGATCAACACAGCCGTCGGCAATCGTTGGGAAGATATCGAAGCAATCAGCATTGTGCAAAGTGACCGATTCAATCATTCCAGGCCTCCAGCTCATTCTCAATTTCATCGTCGATCTCGTCGTTACTAACGTCTTCATTCAGAAACAGCCGAGCCTCATGCTCATACTGCGGGCGTCGCTCGTCATACCAAGCGGAAAACTCTGGTGACCATCCACGCGCATCTCCTTGAAAATCCACCCTGGCGTTATCCTCTGCCATTCGCTCAACCATGCAATAGGCAGTTATCAGGCCGCACTCTCGGATGTATCCTTGAAGATCGCGCTTACGCCAGTAAGGGCTATATTTCGAGTCGCAACGACCTTTAAACTCAACTTCCCAGCGACGGATACAGCGGGCATTCAGTGATTTGCTCATACCGCCTCCCCGTTGCGCAGCTTCCTGGCGATACTCAGCAGGTCTTCCCGAATACACAGCCCGTTTTCCTGTGGATCATCGCTGCCGCCGGTGACAACCAAGGGGTGGTATGATGCCGCCGCCATCTCAACGCCCTGCGCTTTCAGCTCGTTAACCGCTGCTGCTGTCGCTGGCTGCCGCAGCACTTCGAGGGCGTCATACAGCAGCGCGGAGGCCGGGTTCAGCGATTTTTCCACCGGCTTAATGCCGCTGGCGCTGTACTGCCATGCCAGCTGACCGATGATTTCGGCACGAGCCACGTTATCCGCCGTCAGTGCCGCGCACTTGGCTTCCAGTGAGGCAAACTTATCAGCCACTGATTTCGGTCCATCTTCGCCGCAAGCCTGCATCATGGTTGTTTCCCATGCTCTTTCAGCTTGTTTAGAAGCATCACGCTGTTTGGCCGTCTCGCGCAGCGCAGCTGTTGTGCAATCCAGCCGTTCGGCCAGGCGGGTGATCATTTTTGCGATATCGATTAGCGGCATGTCGCTGGACATCAGCCGTGCAAATTGATGGCCTGCGGCCACCAGCTCTTTGTTGTTCTGTAATTCACTCATGCCCGTGCACTCCCAAAAATTTTATGAATTTCGTAGCCCTGCCAGTTCTGACGGCAAACGTCCGCAATGGACGGCCTTGCTGGTGCTGGTTGTAATGCTTTCGCTGGCCGCTTTGCTTTCGCTGGTGGCTTTGGTTTTGCTGCTGGAGCTTTGGCTGCTTTCGCTGGCGGTTTTGCTTTTGCCGCTGGTGCTGGTTTTGAGCCTTTGATTTTTTCCTGCCAGCACTGCACCAGCTCGTATTCCGGATGCTGTGGTTTGCCGATGTTTTTTACGAGCCCGGCCAGGCGCAGACGCTTGAGACGGTCATAGGCCTCGCGGATGTCACAGCCGAGCAGCTTACGGATCTGGCGGGGTGTCGCCGGTCCGTTTGTCTCGATGAAATCGACAATGGCCTTTTGCTTCGGTTTTAAGCGATTGCACATGGTCAAACCCTCCCCTGTTCCTGGCGGCGCTTGTACTCGGCCATCAGCATTTCTGCAGGCGTCGGCCCCCGGTCCTGGTTCGGTGCTGCCAGCGCACGGCGGACCGGCGGGATCGGCTTGCCGTCAGCAACACGTTTTTCCCAGTGCGCCAGCAGATGCCCGGCTTCGCTGAGCAGCTCTTTCTCGTTCATCTGACGGTCAACGCCCCGGCGGCGCAGCTCCAGGCAAACGTGATACAGCAGTGGCTGTGGCCACGGGTATTGCTCGCTGGTGGGGTATTTAAAGACGAGCTTCCGCCACTTCCAAAATTCGGTCATGACGTCCGCCGGGCTAACACCAAGCAGGCCCTTGCCTTCACGGCACCAGGCGACGAACTGCCCCGGCGACGGCCAGAACGGTGATACGCTGGCGCGCGCTTTCTGCATCCCGGCCACCAGTTGCTCGCGGCTGCGGATGCCGTTTTCGGCGAACGTGGCGATCCACTGCTGTTTAGCCGTACGCTCATCTGCCTCGCTACGCAGGTTGGTCTGCGTGGACGCCGGAAAGACCTGCTTGAGCTGGCTGAACAGGAGATCTACCATGCGCTCGGCATCGCTGTTGATCACCTTGGCCTGCTCACAGCTGCCGCCCGCTATACGCGCCAGCATTTCGCCGTCGCGGCTCTGTACCGCATGAAACAGTTCGTGGTTCATATGAAATCCTTCCAGGCTTCAGGGCTGTTCCAGTGCGCGTCACTGGCCGGTGCATCGCTGGTGGTCTTACGGCTGCCATCCTCGCGGTGCAGCACCAGTGTGTCCCACTGCTTACGCAGCTTGGCGGGCGAAAGAATGTTTTTGTGCCAGAACGAATCCTGCGCTGCCCATTTGAACAGCAGACAGATCTCGCGATGTGTGCGACCGTCGAGCTGGCGCATCATGCGGATGTCATTCGCCCAGGAGGTCAGGTTCGGTTTTTTCATCGAAGGCTTGGTGATGTTGCGCAGGGCGAGCAACCACTCTGCGCATTGCAGATCTTCAGCGGTACCCCATTTGTCACCTGCAGGGGTCTGAACTGCAGCATCAGGAAGAGATTTGGATTTTTTCTGACGATCATTAAATACGTTAGTATTTAATATTACTTCTTGTTCATGAAGCGCGGGCTTAAGCGCGGCCTTATGCTCGGGTTTATGCGCGGTATCACCCTTCGAAGTCGCGCCGTTACTGGATTCGTTATGCGCGGGGTAATGCTCGCTGTTATGCGCGGCGTTATGCGCGGGCAAATCGTCCACTTTTTGAGCGTAAAGCGCATAGTTTGTGATGGTGATCACCGTGCCTTTCCGGCGCTCTCCGGCAGTAGTAATCATCCCTTCTTTCTCAAAAAAGGCGAGCATACGGTCCACTGCATGTCGGCTGGTGGGTTCCCCGTTCCGGTCGCATAAAGCCAGCCCCAGATCGGCTGTGGTGGTCACCAGTTGTCCGGTCTGCAATGGCCACTGACGGCCCTTAAAGTTGGCCGTGTATGGCTGTCTCGCAGCGGTAAGAAGCAGGTTTTCCCACAGGGTGCGGAGATATACGTCTTTGCCCCAGGACTGCTTCAGTACACTCCGGTACAACGGGATGAAACCGGTCTTCTGGTTCTCCATCCTGTTGCTCCTGGCGGCAGTACGTGCCGCAAAATCGGCGTAAGCGACATTTGACATAGCTATGCCCCTTTCGCCTGGTGTTTTGAATAAGCGTTTGTCATAATGACCTCGCAGTTGCTGTCCGTAATTGCACCCGAAAGCCGTTGCTGTTCCACCAGCGCGGCTTTCACCATTTCCAGACCTGTCATATAGCCCCCAGCATTGACGTGACGATCGTCATTAGCGGCCCCGTTTGCTCTGGCATCAGCCGGAACAGCGATGCAATACCTTCACTAACCTCCTTAAGCTTCTGATGCTCTGATATGTTGAGCAGAACGGCCTGCTTTGCTTCGGCGCACTCTTTCATCGCTTCAGCAATAAGCTCGGCCTTCGTCTTTCCACTGATTAGCCCAAACCGGCGCGCTACCTGCTCGTTATCACGTGCCATCACATCGATGATGACCGGGATAAGCTGCAGTAGGTTTTTGTCGTTCTTCGGGCCGGGATCGTTAATCATCCGGAAAAAATTCTGCTTAGTGTTGTGCTCAGAACCTGCCAGTAACAGGCCGCGACCGCCGCGTGCTATCCACTCCCTGGCCACCAGCTGCGAGATATGTAGCTGAGCAGAACCTGGTGTGGCGCGGTTCCAAGCCTTCACTGCTTCCCGAATATGGTTGAGCTTACAGTTATTGCGCGGAACGCCTTGATAATTCGATCTCAGCGGAGCGGCTAGCCCCCTGCTATCATCATGAAAACCTAATGTTTGCATAGTCAGTACTCCTACTTTGGTAAACCGTCAGTGGGATTTGGGTAGAGATCAGGGCGCAATTCATGGGGAGTTACGCCTGTAGCCGCGTAGATTTGAAGGACCCGATCAGCAGGCACTACGCCCTGGTATCGGTTTTTCCAGCGGCTGACCGACATCGGCTTGATGCCCAGCATGGTTGCGAGATTTGTTGCAGTGCCAGCGGACTTAATGGCTTTCGTTAACCCGTTCATCGTTGTCTCCGATATGAATACAATCAGATTAAGCCTGAGACTTAATTTATTGTCAAGTCTGAGGCTAATTTTCAAGTTTAAGCAAAAGGCTTATTCTTCTAACCATGAAAGAGAAAACCGTACTTAATCCAATACTTGTTGAACGCCTTTCAGAGCTGAGCGGGCGCGGTATGACCAAATCCGATATGGCCAGGGTTGCTGGGGTAACTCCGCAGTCTGTGAACGGCTGGTTTAAAAAAGGCGTGATCAGCAAGAAATCAGCTCTCGCTGTCGCTGATGCAGCTGGCGTGTCTGTGCCTTGGTTGCTCGGTGAAGACGTTGGTGAGAAGGACGGCCTAAAACCGGATGAACAGCGCCTGCTGGAGCTCTACCGCCAACTGCCGGAAGAAGAGCAGCAGAACATGCTCCGCATCTTTGCGATTCGCCTGAAGGAGCTTGATGAATTGTATGAGCGGTACATGAAGGGTCGGATCAGGTCGCAGGATGATTAAGTTTTAAACCAAGCAGCGTAATGGTCGCCAACCTCGGTATGCACACAGGGAAAGTGGTGATTGTTGTTTTCTAATTTGCGCCAGTTGTCCTATGTGATTGTAAAGTGCTAATCAGAGATAATTAAGGGGTTACTTTGTTAAATAACAATCCTTCTGAGGATGGTCATCAGTCGCCCACAGAGCCTCGCCCGTTGTTTGGCCTCGAAATAGAGGAATGGACACCCCCAAACGGGGCTACGGGGCACTTGCGAAGTTTTGCAATTGCTAACGATGGTTTGGAATATGCGGTAAAGAGTATTCAAGATGGGCAAGTTTCTAACCTCAGCGTTCAATCACCTGAATTAGTACCCGCTGCTGAATGGCTGAGCAGCAAATTAGCAGAGGCATGTGGCCTGCCTTCACCCCCATGTAGAATACTGCTAGAGCCAGAAAGCAATCAGTATGTTTTTGGCTCAAGAATTGACCTTGCTGCATACCGTGGTGCATTGGAAGTTCCGCAGTGGCGAAACTTACTGGAAAAGTCCGATTTCCATATGCGTAAACAGTTATGGTCTATCTATGCATTCGATCAATTCATTTATAATGTTGATAGACACATAAATAATTATCTCTATGTAGAAAATCGCCAGAAAACTGTTGCTATTCAGGCTTTTGATTTCAGCATGTCAGGATTGGTCATGGGTTGGCCGAACAGAACAGGGACCTTATTGTTGCCGGGCAACTCTAAAACAGCATTGGTTTGGACAATCATCAAGACAGTCATCGGAAGTGATCCTGCTTACCTCAAAAGTGCAGAAAACATCCTTTTGAAGCTAAGCTCTATGGACATTTCAGTGATAAAAGGTATTTTGAGTGGAATGCCTGATACATGGTTGCCAGTGTTGCGTCGCGAAGCGCTTTTGTCTTGGTGGGATAGCCAAGAGAAACAGGATAGGATCGATATTATAGATAAAGAGGTCAAATCATGAATAAATTCTATTTTAGCATTATAAAATTGATTTCTGACCCTTTACGATCCGAATCTATTAATGTTGGCATTCTGGTTCTGACAGAACATGGCTTAGATATTAGATTATTAAAGACTGAGCAAAAATTGAAAGCTGTAAGCGATCGGTTTAGCTTATCATTAATTGAAGATTTCACATCAGAAATCGAATGGCTTTACGAAGTAACTAAAGATTTCAAGTCACTATCTAAACTTTGTAGTAATGGTAGCGTTCAAATTTCTGAACCCGGAATGTTTGTTCTAAGAGATGCTATTGCATACGAGAACAAATTAGATCAGTTGATGAAAGATTATGTGCAACCGGCATTTACTAGCGATCGTTCCAAACAAAACAAAAGGATAATTACTGAGCTTAAACAGGAGTTTAACCGAGCAGGAATATTAGGGAAAACCCATAATGATTTATGGAACCATAGAGTGGTTACTAATTTTCCAATTGCAGAGGAAGAAGGTATTTATGCTGAGTTATTGTTAAAAAATGGAGCCTATCATTTAACAGAAACCCTAGACCTTCGTGGCGACAGTATGAAGCAAAAGATGGGTGATTCAGCACTTAAAGCCATCACCATATCGAAAGCGAAATCTGTTTTTAATACAGGTGTTAAATCGTTTGTCGTTTATGCAGCAAATTCAATATCTGAAGAAAAATCCGGTAAAACGCAATTGAATTTGATAGAGGGCTATGCGGATAATGTGTTTAATCTTCTCAGCGAACAAGATATGGCACAATATTTTGACCATATGTTTGAAGCAGCTGGCACATCGCTTAGGTTTTTAAATTAAGTTTTTTAATGCCCGGCCACCGTGCCGGGTTTTTTATGCCCTCTCCCACCAGCTCCGCAGCCGTGCCGTCTCCATGAACTCCCTGATCCCGACCTTAGCGTCGGGATTTTTTTTGCCTGCAATCCGGTGAACATCACGATTAAGCCTGAAACTTACAACCATATTTCGCCTGTGACTTGACATTATTTAAGTCTCAGGCTTAATATGCAATCACCAAGACGCACCACGAACCACCCAGGCATGGAGCCCACGAAGTAGCTGCCGACGGCATACGAATAGTCGGATGAGGTGGAGTTAATAACGCGCATCAGGTTCTACGTTCTGGCAGCCGGGAAGACGGCAAGGAGTTGTGATGAAAGCTAACCCAGCAGTACCCAACAGCGGGAAGGCAGTGGTGATGCGCAACCAGCGCACCGGCGCAGCCTGGCTCGTTTCTTTTAACTACACCGATGGCACTTACTGGCATGAGCCGCAGGGCAACCTGCGCCACATTCGCCGCCCGTATGCCGCCCGCAACATTGAGCCGCATCTAGTACCGGCGGGGACGCACTAAATGAATACGCTATTCGCGCTAGTGCTTACCGTGGGCATGACCAACGGCGATTTTCAGGATGCGGTGCTGGGTGTGTATGAAAACGAGCGCCAGTGTGAAGCGGCAGCCGTTGAGCAGCAGGTGGCAGGCAACTGTTATCCGGTGGAAAGAATTGTCCGCGCCGATGAAGTGCCGGCCGGTACCACTGTCCATTTATGAGGAGTTGATGATGTGTAATTCGACCAAATGCGCGTACTGCCGCCAGCCGATTGAGGAAGGGAAAGAAGTTAAAAACACCCTGCTCTTCATTCGCGGCGCGCAGCTGGACCGCGAGCAACGCGATTACTGTTCTGTTCGTTGCGCTTCGTACGACCAGATGGCCCACGAAAGCTAACGTAAACCCGCGCAAGGCGGGATCTACGTCCGGTGCCACCGACCAAAGTACACCGGAATTTTTACCAAACCAAAATAACACCCAATGGGCGCTATCTCTGGCCCGGGGATTCTAACACCCAAAAATGAGGATCTCACATGGAATTCTTTTATGTGGTTAAGGCCACTCAGAAATCCGGTAAGCAAGATGCAGTGATTTGGTTCACTGCGAAAACTGAAGCGCGTGCCGCCCTGACGCTCGATGTTAAGCTGGAAGATGCTGACATCGAAACTGGCCGCGGTAAGGACTACACCAAACCGATCCGCACCGATTTTCCTGTGGTCAATGACCTACCGGAAGAAGGCACCGTTGATTTTACCTGGTGCGATCGCTACGAATTGCAGGAAGACGGCCGCACATGGCTGCCAAAAGCTGGTGCTGAGTCGAATGAAGTCGTGGGCAACACTACCGCACCGGTAACGACCGTTAAAGTCGAAACTACCGACGAGAGCGTCACGCTTGAAAACCGCACTCCAGCGGTCCGTTTTGCCTTCCACCTGGTCAGCGACAAATATCAGACGCATATCACTAAAGAGCAGCAGCTAGCTGCAAGCGAAATGTCACTGGATGAAGGCAACACCTATCTCCATAACCTGCTGCTGGCGAAGAACGACATCCCTGAAATTGCCGAACTCAGCCTGAACGCTGAGTGGAAACTGGTTCAGGCAATTAAGCAGGTATTCGCGCCAGATGAAGGGCACGAAGTAAAGCTGCTTGCTGCTTTCATGTCTGACTGGGCGAGAGCAGATTCCGGAGGCCGCAATCATTTAGCTGAAGAGTGGATAGGCGGAAAGCTTTCTCTGCTCAAACCAGAAAACACCAGCAACGCCGGGGTTGCAACTGATCAGGACCTCACAGCTGATGAAGGTATCCAGATCGGCGAGCACGACGACGAACACACCCGTTATCCAGTGTGCAGAATGCCGTTCCGCAAACAGCTTCTGTCGCAGCTGACTGCTAACGAACTGCGCCATCATGTGACCCGCAGCGAACACGCTGAGATCACCGCACTCGAAATGGATACCGATAATGGTTATGTCCAGAACCTGCTGCTGGTCGCCGAAAACTGTGCCGAGCTGAAAACATTCGATACTGCTGGTTTGTGGGCCTACACCTCGTCTATCAAAGATGTATTCAATGAGGAGAAGCGCCACGAGCTGTCAGTGGTGCTGCAGTTCACTCAAACCTGGCTTGCGGCCGATGATCATGGTGACCGCGAGGCTCTCGTTCGCGAGTGGGCTGCCGGGAATCGTGTCAGTGCGGTTACCGCTGATGAGGCCCCACCATCCCCTGTAGCTTATAAGCGTGCAGTCGCGCAGAACATGGCGAACCTGAGCATCGAGATCGCTATTGCCCTGCTGTTCCCGGATGCAGTACCCGGGCAAATCAACCGTACGCAACTCATGGCAGCCAAAGAGTTGGCAGACCAGAAAAAAGACGCTCATGCCCGGGCTCTCAAGGTGCTCGGCAAAACCACTGACATTCTCGAGTACAACGCCAACAGTATTTTCGGTGTGACCCGCGCCATTCCATGGACTGGTGAAGAGACCACAACTGAACTCCGTGGTCTGGTACGTGACTGGTTCACCGCGCACGGGATTTATGAAAACGGCGAGCACTCTAAAGGTTATCCAGAGTGGGATGAAGACTCCCGTGCAGGCCGCCAGCCTAAGGCTGAAAAATCGGTACGCGAGGCAGCCGATAGCCAGCTGGCTGACACGAACCACGTAATGCCGAAGTGGGTAAAAACTGAAGAGCAGCAGATCGCAGAAGAGCAAGGTAACAAAGTTCACACCCTACCGAAGTGGGCGGCGGCCGGTGATGATCAGCCTAAGGTTGAGAGCCTCGGCGGCGGCATGTTCTCCATCGATGGCCTGCTGGCCACCCCCTCAAATGAAGTCGCAAAACAGGAAGTGGAGATCGTTGGCAATGTGCAGATGGAAGAGACTGACCCGAGCGAAAAGCAAGTTGGTGCTGAAGTATCAGCGGTCGAGGGCGATGATGGAGCTGCTGCGCAAGCAGGCGTTGTAAACCCGGCGGATATTCTCGCCGCTGCAGCACCGGAACTGGCGAGCAACGTTGCCGCCGATCTGGACCAGAATATCGAATCTCTGAACCAAGATGAGCCGGAATTACCTCAAACCGAACCAGAAACGCCAGTAATCGAACCAGAAGTGGATATTCCAGAGCCAGAAGCCGCCGCGCCGCGATGGCCAGCATACTTCGAGCCGGGCCGTTATGAGGGTCTGCCGAACGACGTTTACCACGCCGCGAACGGCATCAGCAGCACCATGGTGAAAGACGCCAGGGTCAGCCTGATGTATTTCGAAGCGCGACACGTCTCTAAGACCATCCAGAAGGAGCGGTCGAAGGTTTTGGACATGGGCAACCTGGTGCATGCGCTGGCGCTGCAGCCGGAGACACTGGCCGCCGAGTTCAGCATCGAGCCGGAGATTTCGGAGGGCGCGCTCACCACCACGGCGACAATCCGCGCCTGCATCGACGAGTACAACGCCAGCCTGCCGCCGCAGCTGAGCGCTGACGATATCAAAGCGCTGCTGGAGGCCCACAACGCCACCCTGCCCGCGCCGCTGCCGCTGGGCACTGCAGTAGACGAAACTGCAGAAAGCTATATGGCGCTGCCGGAGGAGTTCCAGCGCATCGAAGCCGACAAGAAGCAGACCGCCACGGCGATGAAAGCGTGCATCAAAGAGTACAACGCCACTCTGCCCGCTCAAGCGAAGACCAGCGGCAGCCGTGACGCGCTCCTCGAGCAGCTGGCGATCGTCAATCCTGACCTGGTTGCGCAGGAAGCGCAGAAGCCCGCGCCGCTGAAAGTGTCCGGTACCAAAGTGGATCTGATTCAGGCTCTCAAGGCGGTCCGCCAGGATGCCGTATTCGCCGACGAGCTGCTGGATGCCTGGCGCGAGAACCCGGATGGCAAGGTGCTGGTGACCCGCCAGCAGCTGGAAACCGCGCTGGCCATCCAGAAAGCACTGCTGGCTCACCCGACTGCCGGGAAGCTGCTGACGCACCCGAGCCGCGCCGTAGAGACCAGCTATTTCGGCATTGATGAAGAGACAGGTCTGGAAATTCGAGTGCGCCCGGATCTTGAAATCGAGCTGGACGGCGTTCGCATCGGTGCCGACCTCAAAACTATCAGCATGTGGGATGTGAAAGCAGATGCGCTTAAAGCCCGGCTGCGTCGTGAGATCCGGATGCGTGATTACCACCTGAGCGCGGCCATGTACTGCGAAACCGCGGCGCTGGATCAGTTCTTCTGGATTTTCGTCAACAAAGACGAGAACTACCACTGGATCGCCATTATTGAGGCATCTGCAGAGCTGCTGGAGCTGGGCATGCTGGAATACCGCAAAACCATGCGTGCTATCGCTACCGGGTTCGACACAGGAGAGTGGCCTGCGCCGATCACCGAAGACTATACCGATGAACTTGACGATTTCGACCTGCGCCGCCTTGAAGCGCTGCGCGACCAGGCATAAGGGGAAATGACAATGTCTACAGTAATTTCTAACACTGAAAATAAAACGCAGATGATCGACAACATTTCAATACTGACCAACGGCGAGTTGTTCGAGCGCCTCCGGACCTTATCGGCAGTCATGGCGAACAGCGGCGCGTTTGTACCAGAGCATTTTCGTGGCAAGCCTGACGCATGCATGGCAGTGGTAATGCAAGCTGCTCGCTGGGGTATGGATCCATTCGCCGTGGCTCAGAAAACGTTCATCGTCGGGAATAGCGGCGTACTTGGTTATGAAGCTCAACTGGTCAACGCTGTTGTTACGAACATGTCTCCCACAAAGGACCGTCTGCATTTTGAATGGTTTGGTGAATGGGAAAACATCGTTGGCCGGTTTGTTGAGAAAACTAATGGACAGGGAAAAAAATACATCGCGCCTGGCTGGAATCTGAAAGATGAGGCAGGTGTGGGTGTCCGCGTGTGGGCAACCATGAAAGGTGAGGACGAACCCCGTGAACTCGTTCTGATGTTGTCCCAGGCTCAGGTACGTAATTCAACACTTTGGGCAAGCGACCCCCGCCAGCAGCTGGCTTATCTGGGAGTGAAACGCTGGGCGCGCCTTTACTGTCCCGATGTAATTCTTGGTGTATACACCGCAGATGAAATCGAGGAACGTCAGGAAAAAGTAATCAACCCGGCGCAGCAGCAGCGTGTCACTTTGGGCGAGATTACCCGCGGCGCTCCTGAGGCAACCACAAGCGCACAGGAATCCGGTACCAATATCGACGTGATGGCCGACGAGTTCCGTGATCGCATCGAAGGTGCGCAATCGGTGGACCAGGCCAAAGCCGTGCGGGTTGATATCGAAGCGGCCAAACCCACCCTCGGCTCAGCTCTGTTCACTGAGCTGAAAAACAAAGCCGTTCGGCGCTACTACCTGGTGGATGCCCGCAACAAAGTAGAGGCGGCCATTAACTCCCTGCCCCAATCCGGTGAGCCGGATGCTGCTGAGCAGTTTGCTAAAGCCGAGCAAACACTGGCTGCGGCCAAACGCAACCTGGGTGACGAACTGTATGACCAGTTCGCCATCACCCTCGGCGATATGAAGCCGGAATACGTGGCCTGAGGGAGGCGGGAGGGGCAACCCTTCCGGTAACGAGATGAGCGAGAAACAAACCCGCTGGAGCGTTGAGGAACTGCGGCTACTGCTGACGCACAACAACCAGCAAATCGCAGAGCTGACCGGCCGCCCGTTGGTCGAGATCGAAGGCCGCCGCCTGCTGGCGAACATCGAGCGGAACTGCTGGGACGTGTTTGATCCTGAGCGTGCTGAATGAGGCTGATTAACCGAAGCAAGAAGGACTCCCCACTGGCGCGCCGGGCCTGTGACGCCGCCCTGGCTAAGCATGTCGAGCGGTTCGGCGATTACGCCAGCCGGGCCACCCGTAGCGAATACACGGTGCAGGTGGACGGAGCCAAGATAAAGGTCGAGGTGGAAAACCGCAGCACCAGCTACGTGGCCACGGCGATCACCGGCGCGCGACGTCTGCGCCGCCTGGCCAGTCGAATGTCTTGATATCGAAATATCATCAACGCGCGATCAGCATAGTTATACTCGTGCTGATCGCCAGGTACTGCATATGGCACAAGTAATTTTCAATGAAGAGTGGGTTGTTGAGGAAAGGCTCACTGCCAGAACGGGCCTCGATAACCGTCAGATCGAAAAATATCGTCAAGGGTGTTGGATTGAAGGCGTGCACTTTAAACGCGTCTCTCCATCAGGGGAAAAAACATTGCGCGGCATTACCTGGTACAACTACCCCAAGATCAACCAAATGATTCAGGATGCATAGGATGTCAGATTTGCCCAAGGGCGTGGAGATAAGAGGTCAAAGCATCCGGATCTGGTTCATGTATAAAGGTAAGCGTTGTCGCGAAGTACTCAAGGGGTGGCTTGTCACCCCTGCAAATATCAAAAAAGCGGGTCAGCTGCGTATGCTGATTGTCAGTGAGATCAATCTCGGCCAGTTCAATTACCGCTCGCGTTTTCCTGACTCTAAGCAGGCGCAAGCCGTTCAAAAAACGCTCATTATAAACACGTTCGGCGAGCTTGCTGATACCTGGCTAAAAAATCGTGAAATTGAGCTCTGCGCAAACACCCTGCGTAAAACAGGCTCGCAGATATCAACGCTTAAAGCGGTCGTAGGCAAGAGCACAGTCATCAGGGAGATTAGCTATAACGATGTGCTTCGCTACCGCAGTGAGCTACTGCATGGCTCAACCCTGTATCCTCTGGACAGGCGCTCAAATAAAATCGGGCGCACTGTGCGTACGGTCGATAATTACATCTCTTTGCTTTGCTCCCTACTTCGCTTTGCCTATAAGTCTGGATTTACTGAGAGTAAGGCATTTGAGGGCGTCAAGAAGCTACAGAAGAGCAACACCAAACCGGATCCTCTGATGCGAGAGGAGTTTGCGAAGCTAATGTCAGCTTTGGGCGGCCAGAGCCAAAACATGTGGAAGTTCGCGGTGTATTCCGGGCTCAGGCATGGTGAACTCGCCGCGCTTGCATGGGAAGATATCGATCTCAAGGCGGGTACGGTAAACGTCTCCAGGAACCTGAACACCCTGGGGATGTTTGGGCCACCCAAGACGCAGGCAGGCATCCGGACACTGCAGCTTCTAACGCCAGCGCTGGACGCCCTAAAAGAACAAAAGAAGCTGACAGCCGGGTTTCCTGAAACAGAGATCGTTTTCTATCATCGAGAATACGGCCTGACGGAGAAGCAGCAACTTCGTTTCGTTTTTATGCCCCGGCCAGCAAAGGGAAAGCAGAAGCCGTATTATTCATTGTCCAGTATCGGGTCAAGATGGAACGCCAGTGTAAAACGTGCTGGCATTCGTCGCCGTAATCCGTACCATACACGCCACACATTTGCATGTTGGCTTTTGTCCGCAGGCGCAAACCCGTCTTTTATAGCCAATCAGATGGGGCACGAAAACGCGCAGATGGTTTACGAAATATACGCGTCCTGGATTGAAGATCTGAACACTGAGCAGGTGGCAATGCTTAACGATAAGCTCGCGTTTTAA